TTACTCGGTATCAAACATTACCGGTATTACGACCCTTTCCACAGAGGTATACATCGAAGACAACCTCCTGTTAAACGGGGGTAGCGGGAATGTAAATGCACAGCCCGTTATCGAAATGCAGGCAGGCACTACCGGAGTAGTCCGAAGAAACGACTTCTTCTGTAACGTAGCTACTATTGCTGCAATGACTGTCGCAGACACGATGGCATTCTTCGATAACTACGCAAGTGAGGATGTTGGAGCAGCAGCAGGCGCAGCACTACGCTCTACCGCAACTTCAGTAACCGCATCGGCAGACGACTAAGGAGACGACATGCAATTATCTAATTACCCTTCGGGGTTCAAGAATGGCGTCACCGTTAGGGGCGTTCCAATCACACAAGATGTACCCGGAAAAGTATTCTGGGTATCAAACTCAGGCGTTCTCGTAGAAGGAGAGAAGACAGGTTCCAATGGCAATAAAGGCGACAGGCTCCACCCTTTCGCTACCATTGATTACGCAATAGGTCAGTGTAAAGCAGGCAGGGGAGATGTTATTCTCGTTAAGCCTGGGCATGTGGAGACTATCGCTACGGCTTCTGCGGTTAACTTCGATGTTGATGGTGTCACTTGTATCGGCCTTGGGCGCGGGTCCAAGATGGCTCGATTCGACGTGACTGCGACAGGTGGGTTTGTAGATGTCGTTGCCAAAAACGTCACCATCGAAAATATGAACTTCCATGCGAATGTCACTGCGGTAACAAAATCATCACGGACATCGAGCACCGGGACAGTAATTCGAGGTTGTCTTTTCGACGTAGAAACCACGGGAACCGATGAGTTTGCTGAAACGTTCGTGTTGAAATCCGGCGCAGGCGACTTCCTGATGGAAGATTGCGTAATTGATATGGGCATTGGTTCGAGTTCAGCGGGAGTTAAATTCAACACCGCTGTTGCGGGCGCGACTATCCGCAGGAATCGAATTGTCGGCAACCACTCATCAGCAATCATCTTCTCTGACGCAAACGTTTGCACTGAGGTCTACATAGAGGACAACCTATTCATCAACGGGGCATCTGGCGACATCCACACCGAGCCAGTTATTGAAATGGCCTCCGGTTCCACAGGTGTAGTACGTAACAACACTCAACTTTGTAACGTGGCTACTATAGCTGCTCAGACAGTAGCCGATACGATGTTCTTCTCAAGGAACTTCGCAGGTGAGGATGTTGGTGCTGCTGCGGGTAATATTCTAAGAACTGCTGCGGCTAGTGTAACCGCATCGGCAGACGACTAAGGAGTAACTTATGCCTTTAACACATTTTAAAAAGGGCTTTCCGGGTCAAGTGTCGATCTTGGACGTTCCCTTCGCACAACAGAACGGTAAAGTCTTTTGGGTGAATAACTCATCAGTCCTACCTGAGGGTGGATTAGGTGGTTCTAACGGTAATGACGGCTTAACGCCTGAAACACCTTTTGGAACCATTGACTACGCTATCGGCCAATGCAAGGCAGGACGTGGGGATACGATTTATGTAGCTCCCGGTCATGTGGAGACTATCGCTTCAGCCGATGCTGTTGATATCGACGTAGACGGTGTTTCGATTATCGGCCTTGGGTATGGGTCTGATCAGGCGAGGTTTGACCATACAGATGCGACAGGACGGGTTTCGGTTAATGCTGATAACGTGCTTCTTGAAAACCTCAACTTCCACTCAAATATCACGTTGGTTGCAAACGGACTCAGGGTGGTTAATCCATCATGCGTTGTTCGCAACTGTCTCTTCGATGTAGAACTGGAGGGGACGGATGAGTTTAACAAGTGTATCGACTTTAAAGTTGGCGCTCACAATGGCGTGGTTGAAGACTGCGTATTTGATATGGGGCTTGGGGGCGGAGCGATTCAGGCAATAAAGCTAACCGACCTTAGTGACGGGGTTACAATCAGGCGCAACCGCATAGTCGGAGACTACTCAACGGCCAACATTAACTCCACTACTACCGCGCAAACCAACTTCTACATAGAAGACAACCTTCTCTTGAACGGTGGTTCAGGCAACATCAACGCACAACCCGTGATTGAACTCCTAACCGGAACTACCGGAGTAGTTCGAGACAACCATAGCCTCTGCAACCTCGCTACTATCGCTGCTCATACTGTCGCGGATACGATGCTGTTCTTCGAGAACTGGGCTACTGAGGACGTTGGCGCAGCAGCCGCAGCAATTCTGAGAACTGCCGCAGCTAGTGTAACTGCAAGTGCAGACGACTAATGCTACAGACAATAGACATTGACCCTGTTGATGTAGATGCTGACGGCCTATCCGTAGCTGCTACTCTTTCAGCGGGTGGGGCGCAAGACCTTACATTAGGTGGCGCTCTTACCTCTGGAGGGGTGTATACAGCAGCGGATGGTGACATTCTCCCCGCTAGGCAAATCTTCATTGATTCAGTCGGTAACGACTCAGGAATCACGTTCGCCGTAACTGGAACGGACGCTGACGGTAAAGCCCAAACGGAGACTATCACCGGCCCCAACGCTACAAGTGTAGAGTCGAGCAAGTATTGGAAGACCGTCACGCAGATTACAGCTAGTGGAGACACTGCTGCTGACGTATCTGTAGGGACGGTTGATGAGCTTGCTTCTAAAACCATACCCCTGAGTAACCTCGCCCCTACCGCATTAGTGACGGGTAACGTTACAGGGACTATCAACTTTTCAATCCAAGTGACCAACCAAACTGTCCAAGACGGCACTGCCCAAGAGGACATGTTCTGGATAGCAACACAAGATACGGACCTCGTGTCTGCATCCGCTGATGTAATCGGCTCACTAGACAGAGGCATTACGGGCATGAGGGTGGTTGTTAACTCTCACGGTTCGGGTGGTGAAGTACAGGTGTACATATCTCAATGATAGTAGTCTCAGTGCCACATACGGGTACACGTACCCTGAGGGGGCTCCTAGGGGCTCCTGGGTGGCATGTTTTCGGAGAAGACTTCGAGAAGATGGTAGAAGGCAAAAGACTCATTGCTCCTTTGAGAGACCCCACTGAAGTATGGGCGTCCTTCTGTAGGCGGAGGGGTACGGGTCACGCTGTTGCCTTGAGTAGATACGACGAATCGTGGATGGCTCTCGCAGGTTGGGATGCTGTCTACGATATCACCTACGTCCCTGTGGATATCCCTGGAGTAAGGGATGACATCATGGCTGAACTAGGCGTTGAGAACATTGATTGGGACAGGAAGGCAGGCCATCTCTCTGAAGAAGACCTCTTAGCTTGTAAGGGGTATGAAGGGGACTGGATTGAAAAAGACATAGGGTGGGTATACGACCTATCCTTCATAAGGAAGTTTTATGCAGACAGATAGTGAATTTGGAAACAAGCACCCTGTGAAGATACGGGATGATCGTGACTTTGTAGATTTCTACAAGCACCTCCTCGGCTCTCTCGTGACGGGTCGCTCCCCTAAGAACTTTGAAAAGACCGTGGCGGAAGCCTACCGACTGGCAGAGTTGGCGGTAGAACAACTAAAGGAACGAAAGCATGTGGATTAAGCAGGGTGGCAACCTCCACAACCTTAGCGGTGCTAGGGCCATCATTGATAAGGGTGATTACTGCGAAGCCTACTTCCCGAATGGGACCAAGGTGAGAGTCAGCCTCAAAATGAAGACTATCGAAGGCAAGTTGATGCCCAAGAAAAGTGCAGCCAAGAAGAGTTGATTCACCTCTTGAAGGAAACTTTGGTTTGCACCGAAGGAAGCTCCCCGTGTGGACTAGATTCAGGAGATGGATAAGTGGGTGTACAGACAAACTTCGAGGCGCTAGAGGGTAGTGTTAATGGCGAACTCACAATCCCGCTCACAAGGCGATCAAGGAGAGTCATTATCACCAACGATTCGTCTACTAAAGACCTTGAGTACAAGTTTAAAGCGTCTCAAGACTACGGAACCCTCAAGCCAACCGAAACAATAGCCCTGGATTTCAATCCGAAATTCGTGCTGCTCCGCACTACGGCGGCAGTTGATTATCGCATTTGGAGTTATGGATGAGCCTTAAGACTCTTGGCAGGAAAATAGCTGACGGAGACAGGCTGGAAGAAGCCGTCTTTGACGATGACGCCACAATCCTCCTAACCCTAATACTGAAGGAATTACGAAAATTGAATCTTCAATTATCACTTATAACAGACGAGGAAATAGACCATGCCTGACATGCTACGTTCCGGTGACGGCAAAGGTTTTCTCGCCCGCGTAGATGGAAACCTGAGGCTTAACACCCATTCCGTAACGCATACCGCCTCTGCCCAGGCAAACCTTGACGGTGACGCCTACAACATTAACACGGGTATCATCACCCTTACAGATGCGGCAGACACCCCGATTCTGTATGTCAAGAACAACGAAAGCCGCCCCTTGTTCATTGAAGCCATTGCCGTAGGCGTAGGGCCTTCTACGGGAGGCTCTGGAGGGGTTCCTAAGATTACGGTTATCCGAAATCCAACTGCGGGGACGACTATTTCTAACGCAAATGCCGTTGATATAAACTCAAACAGGAACTATGGCTCTGCGTCTACCTTGACGGTAGACGCCTATAAGGGTGCTACAGGGGAGACGATGACGGACGGGGATGACCACATCATTTTCTTCCAAAACTCTAACGGCAGGCTGTTTGCGTCGATTAATGAAATTCTCCCTAAAGGCTCCTCGATTGGGGTTAAGCTCGACCCACAGGCTTCAAACACCTCTCAGGATGTGTACTGCGCCTTTGTCTGCCATCTTGTCAATGCGGAGGATGTGTAATGCAGATTGAAGATGGTAAAGGCTCTGGCTCAAGAGTAGAAGTCAACAGTGACAACCAACTACGCGTATTTGCTTCAGTAGAATCTATTGACCGCAGACAGAACCGGGTTGAATCAAAGGTGTGGTCTCTCCCATTTGAGGGTATAGACCCCGCAGGGGCAGACGATTACTTCTTTTATATCAAGAACACCGGCACCTCCCTGCTTGGTATTACTGATATCCGAATAGAGTCTTCGGTGATTGGGGCTGTAGAAGTCCGTCACGTCAGCGGGACACCGTCCTACACGTCAGACACCGATGTAACCCCGGTATCCCGCAACCTCGGGTCGTCAACGACCCCCGTGGCAACAGTGAAGACGGATACGGACACTACCGGGCTGACAAACGAGGGGGTGATTTTCTATATCACTTGCGATACAGCCAACAAAGTGTACCACCTTAGAACGAGTTCAAACATCTTCATACCTCCGGGCCAGTCTGTAGCGCTGCTATGGGACACTTCTACAGGGATTCTGAAGGGAATGGTCTCTTTGGTTGAAGTGGCTGCGTCCCGCTCGTGATAAAGGTTTCCCTTGCCAATGTTGGGGATGATCGCTCTGCCAGGGTGACGGAGATAGGACAGGTCACAACGGGGGCTTATGCTTACGACGAAGCCACCTTCAAGGAATTGGCAGCCAACGACACCGCCTCCAACTTTTATATCCCAAAGTCCGGGATGCAGTTCGTTGTAACAGGGATTGTGGCTAAGGCGGACAAGCAGGTATCAGGGACCGTTGACGCCACGGTTGTTGTGTACGAGGCATCCTCAGAGGTATCGACTACTACCGACAAGGTCTTGTTTCAAATGGCTATGGTGGAGGGAGACCTCCTATCCCTCCTCCCATTGAACATCCTAGTAAACGCGGGCAAGTTCGTTAACGCAAAGACCTCTGATGATGACGTTCATATGACCATCATGGGTTACTACATACCGGAGCTTAGTTAATGGCCGTATCAGGTTCAAAAAACTACACCATAACGGGAACCGACATAGTTAACTCGGCCCTTAGGAAAACGGGTGACTACGACATAGGCGAACCCGTGAATGGGGATGAAACCGCCGCAGCCCTCACTGCTCTAAACTTGATGGTGAAGGCGTGGGTTGCAAGAGGGGTTGGTCTGTGGTTGAGGGATGAAGTAACCCTCTTCCTCCAAAAAGACATCCAATCATATACGATGGGGACAAGTGGGACGGCTGAATCCACCACTTCCTACGTGGAAACCACCCTCTCGGCAGCAGAAGCCTCAGGGCAGACTGTCATCTCAGTAACAGACTCTACGGGGATGACAGCAAGTGACCGCGTTGGAATCAAAATGGATGATAACTCAATCCACTGGACGACTATCGTTAGTGTGGATTCGAGTACCCAAATCACCATTACCACAGCGACGGACGATGACGCTGCTTCTGGGAACAAGGTCTACGCCTATACAACGAAGGCTGATCGCCCCCAAAGGATTAAGTACGCCTTTCGTCGAGACACCTCAGACATAGACACTGAGATACGTGTTGTAGGGCAGAACGAGTACTACCGACTCTCTAATAAGGGGTCTGCGGGTCCAACTACAGAGGTTTGGTATGACCCCAGGTTAACAACGGGCAAGATATTTGTGTGGCCTGTAGATGGGGGTTCCACTGTAGATAAGGTGGTCCTTTTGGCCGACATGCTCCCCGACGATTTCGATGTTGTGGCGAATAACCCTGAGTTCCCAATTGAATGGGGTGAAGCCCTCGTATACAACCTCGCTGATAGATTGGCTCCTGAGTATGGGATGCCTCGCTTAGAGCGAAGGGAGTTGAAGATTGAGGCTCGTGAGATGCTTGAGGCCATGTTGGATTATGACGTGGAACACGCATCAGTCATCTTTGGAATGAAATAAGTGAAGATACCTTTCTTCGGCGGCGCATATACAGGAAGGTCATCAGCCGTATCACCCTCCACCTGTCAAGGATATTTCTTTGAGAAGGGTATGGATGGGGATGCGCTTGTCTCTACGCCGGGGGACGTGCTTTTTTCTGACCTTCAAAACTCCGAAGTACGGGGGGCGATTGAGTTTAACGGCAACGCCTTCTTCGTATGCGGCAATACCCTTTATGAAGTGGAGTCAGACGGCACTGCGTTAGATAGGGGGGAGATTAACACCTCCGGTGGTAGGGTATCTATGGCCCACAACGGAACACGCGCTACGGACTCCACAGGAGTTACAAACACCAAGCAGCACCTAGCCATTGGTGACGGAACCTCCTACTACGTTTACGACAACATAGCAAAGACCATATCTGAGGTTCAGAACTCTGGGGGGGATATCCTCAAAGCAGTCTCTTTGGACTTCATTGATGGCTATATCATCTTCAATGTAGCAGATGATGACAAGTGGTACATCTCCAATCTATACGATGCTGAGACTGTAAACGCCCTTGATTTTTATGTAGGTGAGGGTTCTCCTGATATTGGGCAGTCTCTCGTGGCTGATCGTCGAGAAGTGTTCTTCTTTCAGAAGAAGACGACTGAGCGGTACTACAACTCAGGTGATGCTGACGATACCTTCAAGAGATACCAGGGCGGGTATATTGAAAAAGGGTGCGCGGCTCCTTTTACCGCTGTTCGGTTTGACAACTCTGTCGCTTGGCTAGGAGAGGACGAAGAGGGAAATGGTCAAGTAGTTCAGATAGGTGGTGAGAATCAGGTTCAGGTCATCTCGACCCCTGAGGTCAACTATCAAATCTCTACTTATACAACCATCTCAGACGCCTTCGCTTATGTCTATCAGCACGAGGGGCATGAGTTTTATGTCCTGACCTTCCCCTCAGAAGGGAAGACGTGGGCATACGACGCTTCTACTCAGATGTGGCATACCCGCGCCCACAATGTTGGCGGTAGCCCTTCGAGAGAGAGATACAACTGTCACGTATTCGCACATGGCAAGCATCTTTTCGGTGACTTTGAGAACGGGAAGATATACGCCCTCGACTCCACTGTAGGGACGCAGAACGGCACTCGGATGAACCGAGAGCGCATCTCCATGTCCTTGGGCAAAGAGGAGGAGCGCATACGGATTAAGTCTATCCAACTCGATCTTGATGAGGGGTTTGGTGACTCCAATGACTCGACAGACACGAAGTTCTGGATGTCATGGTCTAAGGATGGCGGTCATACCTTCTCGAACGAGATAGAACGTAGTGGGGGGGAGTTGGGAGACTACGGCAGGCGGCTTGTATGGCGAAGGCTAGGCCAAGCCCGCAATTGGATATTCAGGCTCAGAACGTCTGTGCCACACCCTCACGTGATAAGAGGGTTGAACGCCAAACTCGTTGGAGAGCCAACACAGATACAGGAGATGTCGGGTCGTGGCAAACAGTATTAATGATATTGTCAACGCAGTCCCTTCCTTACAGAACAGGCCAAAGAATGACAGGGAGTGGAACCACTTCATAAATGAACTGGCTAAGTGGATTGCGACCATAGTAGGGACGTTAGAGATAGATAAGGGAGACTCAGGGGCAAACCTGAAACTCTCAGGAACAGAAGCAGCCAACACAACCGCTCCCGTTAGCACCTTCGCTACATCCGGGGCTGTACAGAGACACATGCAAGTCGAAGTAGGGGGGACAACGTATTGGATACCCCTTCAGGCAGCACCTACCCTGTGAGCAATAACCTAGTAGCTAGAGCCGCGATAGCGGAGCTTGAGCAGTCCATGTTCGACCTTCCAGAAGAAGAGCAGGTTGAGATTGAGACTACGCATCACTTCGCTCCCGGAGTGTATGCGAGAGAGGTATTTATTCCCGCAGGTATAGTCGCTGTCGGGAAGATACACAAGACCGAGCACCTCACGATTGTCCAGCAGGGGGTTGTGGCGCTAGTTGATAGCCACGGCAACTCAGAGCTTGTAGAGGCTCCCCAAACATTCGTTTCACAAGTTGGCTCGAAGAAGGCTGCTTGGGCGATTGAGGACACAGTGTTGACAACCATTCATATCACTGAAGAAACCGATTTAGAGAAAATCGAACTAGAGGTGGTAGCTAAAACATATGACGAGATACCAAATATGACGGAGATGATTGAATGAGTTGGGTAAACGTAGGGGCAGCCGCAGTATCAGTCGTTAGTGGCGCTGTTCAGGCAAAGGGGTCGAAAGACGCGGCTAAGGACGCTACGCGAACAGCCAATAATCAGGCTCGGCAAGATCAGCGCAACATAGAACAAGCTCGCTCTGACACAGCCCCGTTCAGGGATGCGTCATACCAAGCCCTAGAGAACATGATGCTTCTCACAGGTCAGCGTGTACCCGGCTCTGTCAGTTCAGCGGCAGCGGGTGGCGTAGGCAGGACTGGAGGGACGGATGACCTCTCTCTTATCCCTGATACAAGGTGGAATGGCAAGCCTGTCTACCGTGACCATGAAGGTAACATCTTCTCGGGAAGGGGAGATAACTGGACAGCCGCTTCTGGCGTAGAGAAGATTGGTAATATCAACGACCTCTCCCCAGGCTCTAAGGTAGTCTTTGAAGGCAAGGGGCTTCGTTACAAGGGTGGTGCCGCTCTAAGGGCTGGAGAAGGCGGGGCGCTCTCTTCTGTAAGAGGTGACTCTGTTTCAGAAATGCCCACAGCTCCTCAGGTGGCCGCACAGGGGGCTGCTAGTCAACCCCAATCCATTGAGGCAATGGTCAAGGCTGACCCCTCATATCAGTTCCGCCTTAATGAAGGTCAGAGGGCTGTAGAACGAGGTGCGGCTGCAAGGGGTGGTGCATTATCAGGGGGGGCTCATAAAGAACTTGCCCGATACGCACAGAACTACGCCTCTACTGAGTATCAAAACATTTATGCCCGCATTGCACAGATTGCAGGCTATGGGCCGGGAGCGGTCAATACCGCCACACAAGCGGGATATAACTACAATGCTCAAACCGCTGCTGCACAAGGAGCCGCTTCAGGCACTAGGCAGTCTGCCTACACTAACCAAGCCAATATTTGGAGCAACGTGATTGGTAGTGTGGGTCAATCGGCAGGGGCCGCTTATCAGAACTGGAGGGGCGGCAACTCTTCAGGAGGAGGGGGTGGCGCTATGAGTTACGATTGGGAAAACGTTGATGAATGGCTGAAGGGACAATAAATGTCTATATCCAACATATTCTATGATCAAGCCGCCCGCACCATCCATCCAAATATACCGGAGAGGGTAGAGAAAGGCAGGGCTTCAGTAATCGCCCGCCAACAGGCTTTAGCAAACATAGACTCCACCAAGGCAAGCACTGCCCATACCGAAGCGCAAACAGAGATGATGCCCCGTGTGGCAGACCAAACTGACCGTGGCCTAGACCTTGAGGAGAGGCGGGCAAAGGACTCCGAAGCTCGGACAGATATCGCCCGCGACGAAGAGGCAAGGAAGGAGGCGCAACGCAAAGAGGAGAACAAGAGGAAGAGCGCGGAAGCTAATAAGGTCATTTTGGAAGACCCTGTTACGCGAGATATTATAAAAAAGGCCATATGGGGCATTGAGCAGACCGAAGACCCTGGCGATATTTCTGGGATTACCGAGGACGCCCTTGGGAAGATTAAAGCATTCTACCCAGACCTAAATCTTGACACAGACGGTGACGGGCAGGTTTCACGAGAAGAGATTCTCGCTATAGGCGAGGCGCTTGACTCTATACCGGAAGTGCGCCCAGACCCGTTGAGCCCTGCTGGGAAACTGCATCGTGATCGGCAGAACATCCTGAAACACGAAGGCGATGAGGGGTTGGCTAAGTTCGACGAGGCCCAGAAGGATGGGCAAGACCCCACTGCCGCTATGCAAAACGCACAAGCCGTAATGGATGTAATCAACAACAAAGACCTTACGGATGAGCAGAAGGACGCTCAGTTAATGGTGTACGGGGCCAGTAGAGCAGATGTTGGCGTTAAGATATCAGAAGACCTTGCCGGGAATATAGCCGACATGCTGATTGATGAGCACTCTGAGTGGTTTAGCAACGAGCCGGACGCGAAGGACATTCTTACGGCGGCTCTCGTGATACGGTTCAAGAAAGGCGGAAATATCGAAGACATCTACCGAGACGCGAACAGGCAAGCCAGGGAGTTCTTGGGGAAGGCGAAGGAAGATGGTCCGTCAGAAGATGACGGCAGCCCAACTCACAACATGGACAACCCGGCCACCCCAGAGACGGAAGAAGACTACGCCGCTCTTAGTGCTGGCGACCACTACATAGACCCTGATGATGGGGAGATATACGTTAAGTAATGGCTAGGTTTGACGGAACCCCAGTGAATAAACCGACCCCCCGATTCGGCAGCACCAAGGCGAGCCCCAGGTTTGGCGGAACTCCCGCAGAGCCAGAAGAGGTCACTGCCAAGGGCGTTGTAGAAGTTGCTGGCAACATGGGACTCGGGATGATAGGTGCCCTAGGCGGTACTATCGCGGGTGTCTCGGAGGCTGTTCGGGAGGGCGACCCGTTCGCCTATACCGGCGCATTTGAGTCTGTCATGCAATCTACCAACGAAGTCCTCCATGAGTTCGCAGGGCTTGACAGAGAATCCATGTCGGGAGGCGGCAGGGCCGCTATGGATGCGGTTGAAGGCTTTTATAAGGAGTATATACAAGACACTGGAGATGATTGGGGGGATGCGCTTTTCGAGGCCACAGGGAGCGAGTTTCTGGGAGCCTTTGGGAAAACAGCGCCCGAAGCGATGGCGATGGCTGTTCCATTTGCTGTCAAGCCTATAGCCACCCTCGCAGGAAGAGGTCTTAAGTCTGTAGGCAAGACCGCAAAGACCGCCGCCAGCAAGAGAGCCATCCGAAGAGCGGAAAGAGTTGGCGAGCTTGACTCAATGGTTGATGTAAAGACGGGAGAGCCTGCCGCCCGCGTAAACTTTCCCCTATCCGACAAGGGCACTTCGATGAAGGCGCTTGCCGAAGGGGTTCGTCATGCGGGTCGGGGGGAGTTCTCCGAAGCTATGCACTCCATGATCTTAAAGCCCGCCTTCTTCAAGCCTGTAGAGGTGTGGCGCTCACATGGTTCGCCCGCCCTAACGAAGATGGCAGACCAAATCTTTAGGCCCACACGAGCAGACAAATCCAGAGGCTTTATTGGCGACGACCTGATTTCTGCAACGAACAGGGCGCAGGCGAAGTATCTCAAAGTCTTTGACGACATATACAAACCCTTGAACTCAAGATTGCGTAACGTCAATAAGGGCGCAAGCCAGGAAATCGTCAGGGGGCTAAGGACTGGAAAGACCCCTGAGAAGTACGCGCCTTATGTGGCAGAGATACAGGAAGCCCTCAGGGTCATCCATGACGGATACACCAAAAAAATATTCAAGGATGCCGGGACTGTTGACAATTATCTCGCTCAAGTCTGGGATGTGGCAAGCATAGAGAAGCGCCCCGCAGAGTTCTCTTCTTTCCTGAGAAAGACGTTTAAGATGAGCCATGAAGCGGCGGAAAAAGTTGTTCGGCGCATCCGAGAGAATGACGGCATGATGGGGTTCGATGACGCCATTGACAGGTTGGGGCCTGGGGTGGACGCGAAGGCGTGGTCGCAGAGGGTTATGGACCCTGGCAGGGCTTCTAAAAACCCACATATCGAAATGTCACGAAAGCTCAACATCCCTGAAGGGGCGCTCCCCGCCGCTGAGAAGTGGCTGGTGAACGATTTAGAGCCGCTGTTGACTCAGTACGTCAGGGGCGTCACTAGGCGCGTCGAATACGCCAGAGTCATGGGTCGCAGTGAAGGTAAGCTCAATCGCGTAATGGCAAAGGCTATTGATGAGTTGGGCATAGGAGATAGTTCAACAAAGATATCGCAACTCTCTAAAGACGTGTACGGCCTAGCCGACGCTCTCCAGGGCAAGTACAAGATGATTGAGAACCCGGCCCTAGCCAAACTAAACAGACGTGTTGCTAACTATGAAACCATGCTTCACCTTGGCCTAGTCTCTCTCGCCTCTATTCCAGAATTAGCCGCCCCCGCTATTCAGTTTGGTTTTGTCCCTAAGGCTTATGCTAACGGGGCTCTTTATAGCTTGCGCATGGCAAGCCGGACAGCCGAGAGACTGTTGCGGGGGCGTGCGAGTAAGATCGGGAAGGGGCGTATAGCAGAAGCCTTGGAGCAGCAAGGGCTTATCTCGATGAACACCATTCAGTCCACTACGGCCACGAGATTTAACAACGTCTCAAGCATGGCTACCAATAAATTTATGCACATGACTGGACTGGAAGCCCTCACAGATATGCAGAGGGTTATCGCCTACTCAACCCTAGAGTCGGTTATCAAGAAGGCCGCAAAAGGGAAGGGGAGGGCCAACAAGGGGCTTCTAAGGGAGCTTGGCATAGAAGAAAAGGTTTTTAAGAAGTGGGTAGATGACGGAATGCCGTCGGTTGGCCCGCTGGCTGATATTATTGAGAACGCCAAGGCTCGTGGAGTTAATTGGGCTATCACCATGCCCAATGCCGCGACAAAGCCCCTGCTGTTTTCTGACCCTCACTTCACGAACATATTACTGTTCAAGTCCTTTACTTCAGTCTTTTCCAACCTGTTCATGAAGAGGGCTATGTCTGAGTTGGGAATGGTTCGGGGGGTTGCTGGGTCAAGCGCGGCCAGGAAACTTAGCATTGCCAGCAGCATGACAGCAAGCGTAGCGCTTGCCTATTACACACAGTTTGTGCGCGAGTGGTTGGCTGGTTATGACTCAGATAGAGAGCCCTCAAGCCGTCTGCTCGCAGCAGTTGACCGATCTGCCCTGTTTGGGCCGTTCACATACGCATACCAGATAGCAGACCCATACAGATATGGGTTTGCCGATGACAGTAAAAACAGAATCTTCAACCTGTTTGGCGCAGCGTTTGGTGACGCGGCGAAGGTAGCAGACCTAGCAATTAACGCAGATATGAGCGACAAGAAAAGAGCTAAGACGGTTGTGGACATGATGCCCGGCGTCAACGTGTTTGGAGCAATTGAACAGCCCGCAAGAGATGTCGTAGAAGACATTATTGACTAAAGAGCCTTATAAATGAAGAAACTCCTTTCCATACTCCTATTACTCCTCCCCGTTTTTGCGTGGGCGGCGTACCCAATAATAGGCACTCCCAAGCCACAGTTCTTCGATACCAACGGAGACCCTTTGGCTTCAGGTACGCTTCAGGTATTAAACCCTGCGGATGATACGAACAAAACGTATTACCCCACAGCGGATGATGCTGACGCATTAACCAATGGTGCTTCAGGGGATATCACTTTAGATTCCAGGGGGGAGACGCCTAACGGCTTCTTCGGCCCTAACGGTGTCGGCTATAAGTTGGTCCTAAAGGACTCTCTAGGAGTCACTATATGGACACAGGACGACATCAGGGTTCCGGGTGGTCAGACGGTAGTATCAGTCCTAGACCACGGCGCTGTGTGTGATGGCACTACTGACGATACGACTGCCTTCAACTCCGCTCTAGCTGATGACAGGCACGTATATATCCCTCCTGGGACGTGTCTTGTAGGCAACATTGATGAGAGCGATCTTGATAACGTCCGCATTACGGGTGCGGGTGCGGGGATTACCACTGTCAAACTGAAAGACTCAGAAGATGATGGTGTATTCCACTTCCACACCACCCCTTCAAACTTGATTATTGAGCACTTCACCATTGATGGGAATGCCGCTAATCAGACGGCTCGTGATGGAGTACAAGGCGAAGAGGGTATTTGGATTCAGGGGGCGCAGGGCGCTCAAGGGTCTGATATCACCATACAGCACATGGAGATATTCAACACTTCCGGTGGTGCCATTCGGGTTACGGATTCCTCTGACATCGTTATCGACAACATATCGGGGTATGGGGCAGGCTCACGGCCTATCTATGTCCATGCCTCTGTAAGCGGAACGCCGGGAACGGACGACATCTATCGCGTTCGCATTACGAACAATGAGTATGATTGGACCACCCAAACAGCGGTTTTCGACCTTCCTATCCTGTGGGTAGGGGGAGAGGCTACGACTGGAGCGAGCGAAGTCAAGGGTCGAGATATTGTAGTCTCTAACAATATTTTCACTCAGAAGATTGTTACCGCCTCAGACTCCCCAGGCTCTGTCGGGTGTATCGTAGGGCAACAGCGTGAAGAGTACACCATTACGGGCAATACGTGTCGGAATGGTGGTAACGGTATAAGCCACGGTAACAATTCTAACTACGGAATCATCGCCAACAACATCGTTGAGGTGGACGCCACTTCCGACTTCTCTAATGGCGCTGCGACAAACTACGGTATTGAGATTGGCCGCTTTTCCACCAAGACAGCCGTATGGGGGAATGTCATCAGGGGTAATGGGGTACTCGCCAAGGGTATCCAGGCTCAACGAGGTACTAGTGACATCAACATCTCCAACAACACCGTCTTCGACATTGAGGACACGGGTATAGAGATTAACAACGCGGGGTGTGAATACACTATTTCAGGGGCTTCTATAGCAAACCCCTCTGTCATCACAACCTCCACGGCTTCTAACTACCCTTCTGGGCAACTGATCTACATTGCTGATATTGGCGCGAGCGAGTCAGACGTTTCAGATGGGTTCTACTTGACGGGCTCTACGGTTACTTCTACGACCTTCACCCTGCTAAACCTTGACGGGACCAACTTCAACAACACGGTTGAATCGACTCCTTCGGGGACAGTAGAGTGTCAGGTTGAGCACGTATCTATTACGGGTAACGTGATAGATGGTGATACGGAAGAGGGTATGGTTATTGATGACTCCCATCACTGGAGCGTGACCGGAAACACTATCGACAGTAAAGGAGCGGGCACTTCAGCGATTAAACTGACGGGTACGACGAACGATGGTTCTATCACGGGTAACACCATTGATGACATACAGACCGATTTCGTACACATGACTCAGGCTCGTGTTGGGGCGGCAGACGCCCATGTAATCGACAACATTGTGATTGTCGGTAACAGCCTTAATGCGCTCAGTGCGGATACGTCTTACTTGAAGGATTCCCTTGATGCAGGGGCTTCGTTTGGAACCGGCTTGGTCTATGCGAACAACTCTCAGGGTACTTACGTCCAAGCCCTCACCGGCGCAGGGGCGATTGTCCCTTCTTCCTCTCAAGTCGAGTTAACCCCGTCCTCAGACCCTATAGCCTACACTTTGGCTGACGGTGCTGAAGGGGCAAGGGTGGTTTTGATTAACCTGAGTGCATCGAACGATGCTGAGATAACCCCTGCGAACTACAGCAATGGGACCAAGGTTGATCTACCCGCCCAGAATGACGTGGCGGTGTTAGAGTTCTTCAACGGGTCTTGGTACACCATGTACCTTGACGGAACCGCCACTGAGATTTAACCGAGTTTGACAAGCCGAGACCTAAGCTCCTCTATATCTTTCAAATCCTCCGCTTTAATCGAGTGGTTGAGGACGCCGTAAGAGGAGCGCCTGACCGGGGCCTGTTTAACGACATGGCCCCAGGTCCACTTAAGGAGTGTTGTCTCACAGGTCTCATCGCTGTAGTGTCCAAGGATGAAGATGTCTGCGAACCCGTGGTCAACTCTGTGCAGCAGGTAGTAAGGCTTCCTCGCCGCCTTTACGTCCACGGTGAAGCCTAAGATGATTTTATTATCAACCCCGTCATCACCCTTCGGGCGCATGGTTAGGTCTGGCATAAATCCGGTGAACTTACCAAGGGCCACCTCCCCGCTCATCCCCGCCACGTCGTGGTCATCAGCAAGGATTTCCTGAGAATCATGACCTCTATGGAGGTTGGTTCTTTTTAGAGCCTCCCTCCTAATCCACTCTTCCTCATTCACCCCAGAACTCGCGAAGCATCTTCCTTTCCCACGTTTCAAATACACTTCCAAAGGTCTTTGAATGACCTCTCCTTGTAGGGGCTTTCCATAGGATTAGTTGGTCTTCTTCTGAGATATCCCGCCAATAATTATCAGCATCCCCTACGTTATTTACCACCATCTCCAAAGACTCCTCTGCGGCCTCTCCAGAGGCGGTTGCGGCCTTACCGCCAAAGTAGTTGGCTGTGTCTAGCCGTTCCTTTATGTTAACCACCTCAAGCCAATTCCTTCTAAGACATTCAAAGTATTGAAGTACATCATCTACAGGGACGAACTCTACTTTCGTTTCAGGGACTATTCCAGGCCCACTATCAAACTCTTTTGTAATCCAATCAGGCATTAGCCCTCTCCAGCAACTCTGAGCGCTTCTCAGCCCTTTTCTGCTCTACTTGACCCCAACCCTCAGGGGTAGCCCAAGAAGGCAACTGAGGGCTTTCTACGAACTTGTTCCCGTACTCATTCAGTTGATACCACTTGTTCGGAATTGAGTATAAATACCTTCCTATTCCAAAGGATACAGCAGCCCTCTTAAAGGCGTCTGATATCATCCCCTTCTCTCCTTCAACGTCAGTAGCCCCTGCCCCATCAGCCTTTGATACGACGCCAGGGAACTCATCAGCATCCACCAAAGTCACGGATATAGTGCAGATGCACTTCCCATCCTGAATCTCATGGTGGCTATCCCAGTTCTCTGGTCCTACCACATCATCAAGGCGGTACATCACATCCCTTGCATCCAAATAAGCAAGAGCAATCCCTTTAGACTTGTCCTTAGTCCTCGCCCCCACCCTCCAATGAATGTCGGATTCAGGGAACGGCCATGCTAACAGTCGAAACATTTGTTCATTTGTCATTTTTTTCTCTAATCTCCTTCCTTAGTTCATAGACTTCTTCCCCGCGCTCTGCGAGCATCTCCAAAAGCCGGGTTAGTTCGTCAGCAGCCCACTCTATCAAGTCAACATCATGGTATTCAAAGGGCCTACCGTTCGTGCGCGATTTGGCATGCTCGCGCAGGTCTTTTATGCACTCATACGTCGTTGGCATGTTCTGCATCCAATATCTGTTCTATCTCGTATATCTGAGACATTAAGGCGTTTCTGTCAGCATCGAGGTCTTCTATTGATAGATCAAACACCCTCTTCTCTGCCAGCAAAGCCAACCACTTCTCATACATCTCTTCTCTATTCATCTTCTTCCTCCAACCTATCTATAAGGTCATGCAGGGCTTGATACTTTGTCCTGCCATGTCCGTAGTTACCATCTTCCTCTCTTCCATCCAAATACGCATGCCAATCAAAGTCTCTAATAGGAATGGGAGGATACGTGTGCTCTATTACGATTACAAGGTTTTCCATTCTTCATTCCTCACGAAGGCGGCAGCAGCTTGAAGGGCAATAGCCAACCCCTCGGCGTCATTAGCCGTAAAGTTTAGAGTAGTCACGCTCGCCCCGTGGCGAACCTCAACTTGCACCGGCATATAGTGTTGTTCGAAACTAAACCCCCAAACGGTCATATTTAAGTCTTCAAAATCTTTGTGGTAGTTCACATCACCCTCCCAACAAATACTTAATAACGATCAGGTTTATAATAACCGCAGCTATTACCAACATCAACCAAAATAATGGTTTTTCTGGTTTCACAGGCTCTCCTCTATGTAGTCGGCTATATCTTTAGGGGTATGCTTAATGGCGTCGTTGTATCGCCACAGCGCCTCAACCTCTTCAGAAGTACACCCACCAATGAGGTATTTACGGCCTGGGAGATAGGAGATGACCGCAGGGTGATACCAAACACCCTCCTCCTTGACCCACCCATCCGGGTCTGTGACATCTGCCAAAGCACCAATCGCGCAGAAAGCATCCCCATTCCTTAGTGTACCCTTGCAGTGTTCAAACTCAGGGTCTCGCATCCTCGCCAACCACTTCTCTTTTAACTCTTTATCCATTCTCAACAACCCTCATTTCAAATCGGTATGCCCTTTCAAGGCGCGGGTGGTGTGCCAAGAATTTCGTCAACTGTCGGAACAAGTCATAAGTACTGTCCCTCGTTGAAAGCTGACCAAGAACCTCATAAACCATAGCCGCCTCCTCAGGAGTCAGCTCAAACACTTCTGGTGGGTCTATTGCGTCTAAATCATGAATACTCATTGTTGCTCCACATGTGTACTCAAGTACTGTGCTTCACTCATTGGGAAGTCATTAACCTCTATCTTAGCATCTTCTTCAGTCCAGGCAGCTACTTGGTAAGTTACCGTTACTGTCCAAAGAGGTCTGTTGTCATCTTCTGCGTGTTGAGGGTCATAACCCCCCGCGATTCTATCGAGCACTGATCTGCTCTCCTATCTTCATAGTACGCCTGAAACACTGCTGGCATATAGTAACGTGGCGGTACTTCCAAGCAGGGGTAATCTCTGCTCGATGTCCACATCTTGTGCATTTAGCCTTGAATATCATTACACTTCTCCTTTGAAAGTCCAGACACAATAATCAACATTTTCCTCTCTGTCAACAACATTTCCGCTTGATTTTCATATATAGGTGTGTTAGCGTTTTGGTATGAGTCACCCCAACGAGAATACTTCTCCTCCTTCCCCCTCTCGTAGTTCGATCAGAACTAGGGGTGGCTCTTCTATTACTTTGGGGGATAAGTCAGCGGCTATTATAGTCAATGATGATGGGAGTATCAAGATAATCACTACCGGAGATAATCCAGCTTCAGTGCTGGCTAAGTCTATGGAAGGATTGTTGGAAGAGATTAATACTACCTTCCCGTCGTAGGGGCGCAACCACAAGACGACGTTAAATTGCATGTGGTACTGCCATACTCGGCTCCGGCCTGCTAGTATGACCCTCTCCAAACCTTTCATTTGAATGGGGGGTTTGGGGGGTATTACCTCCTCTCACCCGCCTGCTAGTGATTACCCAAAGAGGTTGACACCTCTGATAACAGAGTATAGGGTTAAGGGGAATCAAAGGAGAAGCTATGAAAGATATAACAGTGGACTTTGAAGAGTTCTGGAATGGATATCCAAGGAAGGTAGGAAAGCAAAAGGCCGAAATTGCCTGGACTAAGTTGAGATTGGCCGAAAGGATTCAGGCTATCAAGGATAGTAGAGATCGACAGGATAGGGACCGTAGCTGGGTTAATGTAACCTTTATCCCTTACCCCGCCACGTACATGAATCAAAAAATGTTCAATGATTCCCTTGACATAGGGCCGAAAGTGGTACATCCTGCGCATCAGGAATTTCAAAAGCCCGACCCTATTAAAGTAGTTTCACGAGAAGAGGGTTTGGCGGCAATGGAAGAAATCTTTAAGATCATAGGAAGACCTACAGGGGCTAATAGATAATGGATGTTACAGAATTTTTAGATGCCATCAGCGGTCCTAAATCAACTGCCGAGGCGATAAATCTTCGAGAAGAGCTTGATGCTATCGAAGGGATAACCTCTCTTAAACCAGATCAAGACCCAGGACAACTAGCCCGGTCATCATTCTTGGCAGGCTATCTTTACCACCAACACAAGCAGGTACATTAGATGAGTGACTTCGACAACACCAACCGTGGCGTTTTGTTCAAGAACGATAAGCGAGAGACTGAGAATCACCCTCATGCGAAGGGCGAGATTAATATCGAGGGAAAGGTCTACTGGCTGTCAGCCTGGACTCAAACGAGCAAGGCGGGAGACCGCTATCAATCCCTCTCTGTCCAACCCAAAGAGACTGTTGAGTCTGCGGTTAGCAAGGTTGCAGAGCAGGTAACTGAAGGCTTTGACGACGATATTCCGTTTTAATTGTTGACAACCCATTTCTCAGGTGAGACTCTAACGCCTCACTTGAGGAGAAGACATGAAGCCAAGCGAAATAATAAAATCCGTTATAGATGCTGTTGAGATGGATGAGTCAGAGTTTTACATGAGCAGTGGCCCTACAGCGGTAGATGCAAGATGGACTGTTGCCATGATCTTAATGGAAACTGGCCGAAGCCAACCCGAAGTAGCGAGGGTGTTGGACATGGACCCTAGTAGCATCTCAAACATTAAAAGACACTTCCCAAAGAGGGTTAAAACACGCCCACACCTTAAAAGCCTTTATGATGACGCGCTGGAGCGAGTATGAAGACCTGTATTGGGTGTAAGAAGTCTTTGGACGAATCTGAGTTCAACAAATGCCTACGCACGAGAAGCGGGCTGACGGGGAACTGCAAGAAGTGCTTGCGCTCTGCTTCTATTGCGAGGATGTGGGAAATCCCTGATAAGGAGTTCGCTTCTACCTGCTATAACGGAACCGCAAACAACATATCCCACAAGTATAACGTGCCTGTTCAGGAGGTTAGGGACCGCGTACTAGCAATGGGGATTCACACAAAGAAGTATTGTGTTGGGTGTAAGCAGACCTTGGCAGAACCTTCTTTCCCCCCTGAGAGTGAATTATGTAGAGGGTGCTGTGACGAAGAGGTCACAGAGTTAATCATGAGGGTGACTCGCCAACCCTGGGGCGTTACTCCAACCAACACCAGCCTACAGTTGAGAGGTGGACAGTGGACCTGACAGCCTGCACAGACAAGACTCTCGACTCTATTTACTCTGAGGTTATTAGAGAGAAATCCGCCAGAAGCAAGAAGTCCGGCTCCTTGGAAAAAACGTATTGGGTTAAGGGTGATCGTGACGCAAAAACCTACATGCACATTGTCAACGGCATGGCTAAAGGATTTGATGATAGCGGAGACTTTATTGACTTCTTTAGTGGAGCTAAAGCCTTTACACCGAGAGAAGGGTGGAGTAAGATTACATATCAAGCCTACCACAGCGCATATGTGAGAAGGCTGGAAAAAGCTAGACAATGGTTAGGAGAAGACCAATGATTGTAAGTAAGTTCGAGTCAGATACCAAGCGTCTGCCATCAGACCTGAAGACGGGTTACTATGTTGGTGAGCGCAGAGTTACGAAGTCTGTTAACGACAGGCACTACATCTGGTCTAAAGCCCCTGGAGCCTCAGTACGGTTTCTGGAGTCAATAGCCAGTCATCCAAATTTATTCCCACCCCTCCCCTTGGAGTTGCGGTTGATGATAAATGAATATCAGTCTTAATGCCCCCGCCGCGTAGTTAAACGTTCAAGTGTTGCAACTAAACTTAATAATACGGCAGAGTGGTTCGCGCCACTAGGGGGCACCTTTTGAAAGAAGCAGTGGATTTAGCTTGGTTCCTTAGCATTTTAGCGGGCATCTGTACATTGGTAGGGGTTGTCAATGAGGCTCCGCTGCCACTGCTTCTTTTTTATTTCACCATATCCACTTTTTTTGGATTGGTGGCTTGGAGGAAATGGCATTGAGCCATGTGATCTTCGCCAGCTACGGTAATGACTCTCTAGCCCTCATTCAGTGGGTTAGGGACAACCGCATGGAGAGAGAGGAGAAGTACACTATTCTGTATAACGATACAGGGTGGGCTGCTCCTTGGTGGGAAGATCGGGTGGTGGAGTGCGAGAACTGGGCGCAACAGTGCGGGTTCGAGACGGCTAGAACAGAGTCGGAAGGGTTCATGGATTTGGTTCGCAGGAAGAAGGCTTTCCCAAGACAAGGGATGCAGTTTTGCACAGAACACCTTAAACGACTCCCTGCTTTAGAATGGCTTGATGAGAACATGCCCAAAGGCACTACTTGCTTGGTTGGCATTCGGAGATGTGAGTCCGAGAACAGAAAGGACTTCCCCGAATACATGGAAGGCTCAATGGAGCATGGTGGTAGGCCATTGTGGGCACCGCTAGTAAACCATACAGACGAAATGCGGGACGCTCTCTTAGAGAGGGCGGGGTTTGAACCGCTTCCTCATAGATCACAAGAATGCTACCCCTGCGTTAACGCAAACAAGACCGACCTTAGAGGGGTTGATGAAGACCGCATACACCTAATAGAGGTGTTTGAAGAAGAGATGGGGGTTGGTGTACGCTCTGGCAATCCTAAGTATATGTTCCGCGCTAAAAAGAAGGGCGGCGCGGCAGGGATTCGAGAGGTGATTGAATGGGCTTCGAGAGACAAATTCCTCCCTGGTCATGAAGATATGTTTGGTGGGACAGGGGTTGGGTGTGATGGAGGGTTCTGCGAATGAAACTACACGAAAACCACGAACGAGGGTCTAAGAGGCATAACGCTAAACTCACAGAGGAAGACGTTCCCATAATTTGCCAATTGTATGCGGATGGCATGCCCCAAAAGGAGATAGCGGAGAAGTTTGCAGTATCTCAATCGACCATATCTCAGACAGTACGCGGCTTAAAGTGGAGACACGCATGAATGAAGATGGTAGTTTTAAAGACGAACATGACGAACTCCTTGACGGGATACACAACGCCATTAAACTGTGGGCTAAGAGCGCACGAAAGGCTGTCAAACTAGAGGCAGAGCACAAGCACAAGACTTCCGCTACTGCTGAAGTGCTGGCTGATAAGGTTGGAGCTACGAGGTCCAAACAATCAGCGGAAGCTGACCCAGAATGGCTTGACCGACAAGTGGCAACGGGTTACGCTAAGATCGAAGAGAAGGGTATGGCTATGATGGTAGACCACGCCTGTAAGAAATGGGAGACATGGCGCTCCCGGTTCTCTAAGGAAGGAAAGGTTATACGGTGAAAGTCCTTGACCTCTTCTCTGGTATAGGCGGTTTTAGCCTGGGCTTAGAAAGAGCGGGCATGGAAACTGCTGCCTTCTGTGAGATAGACCCTTACTGTAGAGAGGTCTTAAAGAAACATTGGCCCAATATTCCAATACATGAAGATATAAAGGAACTCGATGGAAGACAATACAGAGGAGCAGTTGATGTTGTTTGCGGAGGATTCCCCTGCCAGCCATATTCCGTTGCCGGGGACCGAAGAGGCTCGGAGGATGACCGCGCTCTCTGGCCGCAGATGCTCCGTGTTATATCGGAAGTACGACCATATTTCGTCTTTGGCGAGAACGTTACTGGAATCATCAAACTGGAACTCGACAGAGTGCTCTCTGACCTGGAAAACCTCGGTTACTCCTGCGGAGCGTTTGTTCTACCGGCTTGTGCCCTCGACGCCCCACACCGAAGAGACAGGACGTACATATTGGCCCACACCCACAGCTCACTTATCGAAGGAAACGGGGGCTCCTTCGGAGGCGAACAGGAACGAACCCACGATAGCGAGCCGTATAGGTGGGAAGCCCCACCCAGAGTTTGTAGAATGGATGATGGGGTTCCCAATTGGTCACACAGAGTTAGAGCCTTAGGTAACGCAGTTGTCCCTCAAGTCATAGAGGTGATTGGAAGGGCTATCATGGAAGAACACGGCAAGGAGAGAGAGCGGGAGTTTGATAGACAGCTAGCCGCCTGGCAGGAAGAAGACAACCGGAAGGGATATTCATAATGGGCGGGATTAAGCGCACCCCCGCCGACATAGTCTTCTCCAAGTGTGTAAGGGAGAGAGCATCCTGGCATTGTGAAAGGTGCGCATCATACTTCCCCGAGGGGAATAGGGGGGGGCTAGACTGCTCCCATCATCATAGTAGAGGGTCATGGAGTATACGATTTAACCCTCTAAATGCCGAAGCCTTGTGTTATGGTTGTCACTCCCATTATGGTGGGACACAGGAAAGGCGAGAACAGGTTCTTACCCAAGAGGAGCAAGACATCTTGTACGAACTCAAGGAAGACACGAATATAGGCAGAGAGTATAGAAAGACTAAAGGCAAGGGAGAAATTGCCAAGCACTATCGAAACGAACTGAAAAGGATGGAAGAGCTAAGGGCTAATGGAGTCGTAGACAGAATAGAATTTGTGGGGTGGCTATGAGCCTTCTATCACATTGTGAAAACGAAAAGGAGATGCGATATGTCCAAGCGTACTTGGAAGCGGGTTCGAGTCGAAAGGCGGCGCTCATCCTCGGGTGTCATCACGCAACCGTCTCCACCTACATCCAACGAATCAAGAACCGTATGGAAAACCCTGTCGAAGAGGGACCAGAACCAGAGGAAAGTAACGATTTAGATTGGGCCATCACCCACACCGCAAACAACCCGTCTTCGTCAGTTGGCTTCAACCCGGATGAATTTGCCGAAGCCTTTGAGAGAGAACCCCGCGAACACTTATTCATACCCGACACACAGTTAAAGCCTGGGGTTGATTTCGACCACATCATAGCTGCTGCAAACTACGCTAACCATAAACAACCTGATGTTATCGTGATTGCAGGAGATTGGTGGGACTTACCTTCACTATCCTCTTACGAGAAGCCGGGGTCCAAGCACTTTGAGGGTAAGCGGTTAAAGGATGATATAGAATTCCCTAATCGGGTCATGCGTAAGTTTGAGGAAACCCTCGACTACCGACCTGAGGTTCACTTCCTAGAAGGGAATCACGAATACCGAATGCAACGGGTGATAGATGAAGACCCGGTAAGGTATGAAGGGGTGCTAGGACGGCACCTTTTTTATATCCCTGATTGGTTTGAGTTCCACGACTTTCGAGAGATTGTAGACATAGACGGGATAAGTTACTCCCACTACTTCCAGAACCCTGAGTCATTAACAAAGAACATCCTCTCAGGGCAGATGCCCAACAGATTAAACAAACTAAAGCGTTCATTCACAATGGGCCATCAGCAAACCCTCTTAACAGGAGAGGCATATATTGGAGACCGAAGGATTAGAGGGTGTGTTGCAGGAGCCTTCTATCAGCATCAAGAGGCATATATGGGTCCACAGGGAAATGCACACTGGAGGGGTATGATCTACAAGCACGAAGTACATGATGGTGATTACGACCTCCTTGAGTTATCAATGAACTATCTATTGAGGAAATGGTTGTGAGCACATTCAAACAAATCGACAAAATCCGCCGTCACCTTATGGAAGTCCAAACAGACGCCTTAAAGAGCAAGCAGGCGTATGAGTTGAATAGGGCTAAGAACGAGATAGAACGACTGTGGATGAAAGAGTACGCCAAGAACGGTTCTTGGAAGGACTTGGTATGAAAATCCGCATACACAAAGAGGTCAGGTTCAGGGATTATACCTACCCTCCAGGCGTCTACCCTGTCGCAGGGGATATGTACCTTATAAAGGAGAGTTGGCTTAGAGAGGGCTTGTGGAAGTCTTGGGGTGAAGAAGGTATATGGAGTGAGGAGACTGACGACTCGCTGGACACTCGCCCCGCCTCAGATCGACAGATAGGTGGAGACCATTATAAAAAATACCCTATCCAGCCGTTAGAGTACGCCGTAGCAAACAAGATGGGTCCATGTGAACATGCTGTGGTAAAATACATCACACGGCATCAAGACAAGGGCAAGGAGGAAGACATTAGAAAGGCAATACACTACTGCCAACTGATACTTGAATTCACCTATGGGGCCAAGTCTGGGGATACTTGCGATGAGAGGTGATGGACACATGGGCAAGCCTGTCCCTAACCCTGGCGTGGGTGCCGGTGTGGATGTTGAATCAGCACAGGTGGCCGGGAATGCACAGATGGGCTCCCCTGATTGGCTTGTCAACACAACCGGGGTGGTTCTACCTCGCAATAGTCAGCGAGCAGTGGGGTCTACTTTTGACGAACTGTTTCTTTCTATATTCGTGGATTCTAGGGATATGGAACGTGTGGATACGGCCTAAACTAGAGGAAGTTGCATGAACGAAGAGATAGTCCGTCAAGTTCGAGTCATGGTTGTCAACTACGTCGATGAGTGGGAGAGGGCACAGAACGCCCCTAAGAACACCTTGGCCTCGAAAGAGATGTTCGCTGGCATAGGTGGTAGGGGTGGGTTAAACGCCAAGGAGAGCCGCAGACATGGAGGCTCACGGCCATTAATACGAGACATGACAAAGACTTCTAACATGGTTCACGAGTGGATGAAGAACCTGGGAGCCTTTGAAAAGACATGGGCTACAGCAGTCACCTATTGGGCTTACAACGAATCCCTCGACATTGCCTTTACGAAACTCCACGAAGATCACCCCGACTGGACTCAAGAAAGTTTTGACAAATCCTTTATCGCTGGATATGCTTACATTATTGGAGCATTTGATAACCGATAGGATAAACATGAGCAACTACCCAGATTCAGTAAACCCCGGCGACCCTGACGCACCTTGGAACGCCCCCGAACGCCCAACCGAGAAGAAGTGGTTTCAGGCGACTAATGTTCACTTGTGTATCGAAGCTGTGGATGAGGAAGAAGCGCAGGAAATCCTTTATGAAATCCAAGCCGATAAAAAACTAGGCTCTATGTGGCCCGGAAGACAGACAAGGCGGGACGTTGAGATTGAGTTCGATGGATGGAAAGAGTGGTGTTAGGAACGATGAGTAAAGGAAACGAACCGGCGTACCCGGTAAACGAGGAAGAAACCGACCGCATCGACGCGGGCATAAAAATATACTCCGGTCTCAGTAAGCGCGAGTACTTCGCCGCAATGGCGATGCAGGGGCTGTGCTCAGATGCAGCGATTGACGCCACGTATGAGGCGTATGCGGACATGGCGGTTAAGTCCGCTGACGCCCTCATAGCCGCCCTCGATACCGATAGGAGCGATCAATGGGTGATGCAGAAAAGCGCCAGCGGTGGGCGGAAGGCGTCCTGATGAATATGTCCATAAGCGAGTGGCGTAGTCTTTGCGCCGAAATGGATGCTGAGATGACCACCCTACAGGCAGAGAACGAGCGGCTTTCAAAACAAGCGGGCGACCTCAATACGTTGTGCGATCATTTGGAACAGCGGCTATCTCAGGAACAAGCCACCATCGAGCGCCTACAGGCGCAGTTAGACAGCGCGACTTGTCCAAACCATGTCCCGTACTACGGATGCCCTGACCCCTGCGACTGGTGCCAGCGCACCGCTGAACTGCTAGACCCACAGCAGGAGGGGTGATGACTCACACCCTATTCAAGGGTTATCCCTTGACTTTGTTAAGGACTTGACATAATCTTACACTGAGCGCAGAGCGTTTGCCTAGATAGCACTAGAATTTCAACCAAAGGGCTTAATTGCCCTTTTTTATTGAGAAGGAAACATGGGTGCTATCGAAGACTTTGTAGTTGAGGGTGTAATGGGTGTATTGGCTCTCTTTGGGGGCGCGGGTACACGAATGTACCTTTGGCTCAAGGAGATACGCGAATCCCATCAGCGCATTGAGAAGAAACTAGACGATCAAGCAGACAAAGTAGACGCAAACCGCGAGATTATGCGGGAAATTGCCCTAAATACCAAGACATCGGCGCATTATATGAAGTGGCTCGCTACCGAATCTTCTGGCAAAGAGCCCCCGCCACCCAATGCACCTTGAACGCTTCGCCTATCTTAAAAAAGGCACCCTAGGGAAGATAGAACTTCCTAACCGCACGATCTACACGCTCGAACTACCTTGGAAGGACAACGAACCCTTTGTTTCCTGCATACCATGTGGGGAATACCGAATAGAATTAGACGAAGAAGGCAAATACACCGGGGAACTTGAACTGCAAGATGTTCCCGGCAGGTCCGAAATCGTCATACACCCTGGAAACTGGCCTAGAGAAATCAAAGGCTGTATCGCTCCAGGCTTACAGTTCCACGACAGCATAATCAATCCAGCAGTTTGGAGTTCAAAACTAGCCCTAAAATACCTTAAAGAGCACCTAAAACCGGGCAATCAACTCACGATTACCGATGTTTTCGGATTCAGGTCAACGTCACAACCCACCGAGTAATAATTCTTGACAAAAGGGGCGTGTGGACTTACCTTGAACTCCGAACACAAAGGAGAAGTGATATGACCGATAAGGAAGTAATCCAAGCCCTCCGAGCAGAACTATTCGAGTCCAAGAAGAACTATCGCCTTCTATTAAGAAGGTTTGAAGAACTTCTCTTAGAGAAGATAGAGCTTGAGGATAAGTTGAACGACTTCACTCCTTTTGGAGATGAGTCATGAGCAGAACGCACCCAACTTACTGTGACCACGGCAATGTGGTAGATGGCGGCGACTTCTATGAGCCGGAAGAGGTGTCGGAGTGCCGCGAGTGCTTAGAAGGGAAACTTATTGTCGCTAAAGCGGAGTTAGACCGCGTACTTCAGGTCATTTATGGCCTACAAGCAGCCAATGACTATGCGCAAGAAGGCCGCAGGGAGGCACACGCAAAGATACGCGACCTCCACGAAAGATTAAAAATGGTTGCGCTATGAAGATCAAGACTTACTTTGACCGCGCTGCCAGACCTAGAGACGGTGCTGTATTCTGGCTCCCCCACTGTGGCAAACTAGCTACAGAAGACGGTTACTTCTTCTTCTGGGGTTATATGTGGATGGAGGTGTACCCATGAGAGACTACATAGGAGAAGCCCTTCTATACGGGTTCATCTTCTTCTGTATAGTCGGTATTATGGGATGTGCGTCAGAGCCCAACGTGGAAGACCTTCTAAACAAGCCCTCTGACAGGAAGTCTGCTTGTATGAAGGAACTCCCCTCCTGCCCCGCAGGACTGGTATTAGTGACTGAAAGCAGCGGCAATTGCACGTTCAGGGCGTCATGTGTACGGAGGATAGCGTGGTGAACGAATTCCAATACCGCTTAGTCCTAGATGACCCTGAATATAAGTACGAACTGACCAGATCATACGAATACGCCTGGATTAACCGACCTACCTTCAACGTACAGACCCCTACAGTCTGTTTAGAGGGGTTTGCTACGGTATCTGAATACGGGATATCCATTAAGGCTGGATTCCGCTGGAATGGCGCTAATATCGCCATAGATACCGCTAGTTTTATGAGAGCGTCTTGCATTCATGACACGCTCTGTAGTATGATGGCACAGGGCACAATGCCTAGAACGTGGCGCAATTGGCGTCGAGCAGGCAGGGAAATGCAGTTAATACAAAAGCAGGACGGTATGTCTTTCCTTAGGCGCACATGGACATCAGCCGCCGTTAGATACTTCGGTTTCTGGCTGTGAAGCAATCCTTTATTAACGCATGTATGGTAATAGGCTCCGTAGTAGGTTGGGGCTTAATCCTTTTCTACATATTATTGGTGTTTGTATGACAAACGAAGAGTGGCAGCGCATAGTTAGGCTTAGTACGGAAGAGGTGAACGAAGCCTTGAATCGCTCACTTCAGCGGAATGACGCTATCACAATGGGCGTTGCCCACCAATCAGAGCAAACTGTCGAAGTTTCCAAAGACGAAACCTTCTACAGCAAATGCCGCACAGACCCTTCATACCAGCCTCTTGTCCCAAAGACGAACCGTAAGGTTGAGTTTGAACCCTGTTTAGGGTGTGCAGCTGCGCAATTTGAGCATCTAACTACGTGCAGCAACTACAACGTCCTTCAGCACGACCCTGTTATGGCAGAGATGGAAATCTGGAATGACTACATGCTCGAATCCCTCGCAGGGATATACGGGTGGGAGTTCGTACCAGAAGAGTTCTTGATAGTCCCGTCCTGTAAAACCTGCAAGATCACCAATGACTGCCCTGATGATTATCGAAAGCCTTCGATTAAAGTAGGGGACGACCTCTACTGTCAGAAATGCTTTGAAGATGTAGACGAAGAGACGAAGAGACAGGCGCAGATAGACGCCACCGCAGAAGACTTGGGCAAGGCCAACCGCTCGGCAATGGCAGACCTACAGACCAAACTCTCCCCCGCATAATAACGTTGCATATTGAACGTTTAGGCCCTTCGGGGCCTTTTTTTTGGTATATATGAAGCTACTCCTCCCACTACTGCTAGTGCCTGCGCTCGCCTTTGGGGTAGCAACACCTCAATGGGCGACCTATAAGGATAGCGACGGGAGCACCTTGGATTTCGATCAATCCGGGGACAGGTGTGTCCTTGGGGTTACGGGAAGGGACAGAACCACCACATCTGATACCCCCAGGCTCGACCTAGACGGCACAAACGTTGCTAAGTTTGAGACTGTAACCAACTCATCGAAGGCCGGATTTCAACTCTTCCCTTACATGGCGGCAGAGTCGGTCATATCCGCACTCTCCGGGGTTGTTAACGTCAATACAGAAGACGCAGCAGACTCCTCTGTCATTTCTGGAAATGAATGGCGCACCGGGGTCTTAATCGCGGGGGAAGCTGACTGTTCTAGTTTTTCTAGCACAACGACTAGCGAAGCGGTTAACAACAACCAAATAACCACAACGGCCTTGACTATCCCGGCTAACGCTATGGCGGTTGTCTTCGCATTGGGTTCTGGTACGACAGAGACGTGTACTTGGTCTGACTCTCTAAACGAAATGCTAGACCAGGGTGGTGGGTTTGGCGCAAGGCTGTGTGCGGCTTATCAAACACCATCAGCGTCTCAACAATCCTCTAAGACATATACCGTAACCTTTTCGGGTACTCAGAACTACCTCTTAACGTGGGTAGGGTATATCGAAACACAGACGGGGGCTGGTGGGAACAGTTTGACTGTTACGGGTGATGATTGGGTTCAATCAAAGAGCATGACGACCTCCCCGGCTATGGCGGCGGGTGTCCACACCACCTTTTCAGTAAACGGCGACTCCCTGAGTGTTGATTCAGGCGCTACTGATACATTTTCAAACATCACACCGACCAAGGATGATTTCTCTTCTTCGGGTTCGTTGAACAATGTCAAACTGAACACCGACTATTCAGATTGCGCGATATCTGACGGGACAAACGCAAGTGATAACGCTACTTGCCGTTTTAATATAACTGTTGACGCGAACGAGACGTTGCACACCCTCGCGGGTAGTTTGAACAGCTCAACCCTGAACGCATCTGCGGAGGTTGGAGACCAAACGCTTTTTACAGTAACCCAAGGCTCCGCGACAATTGATGCAGCGGGTGACTTAACCAACAAGACCACTCCTTTACGCATAGTATCCCGTACTTATGACGCGAATGCGGGCACTCCCATCTGGCTCTCTGACAAGGTGTACACGGAGTCGGGCGGTACTGTTGACCCAAGTTCCTGCCCTGGAGTGGCGGGCACATGGCGCAAAGGCTCTGACTTTTGCCCATCTGACATTCTCCCCCGCACCCCTATATCAATCACAGATACCACGGCCACTCTCCGCGTCTTCATTCCAGAAGGCAAGAGGTCTGGAACTGTCACCTGGGGCAGGTGGGATTGTGCTACGAGCGCATGTACTGAAATCACAGTAGGCGACTTTACAGACTCGGGTGAAACAGAGTCTTGGAAGCTCTTAGAAGATCAGAACGTTGGGGCAGACGCATATTACACGGCATCTGCTGGCGCGGGGGATGTAACCACAAAAGCAATCACCTCCCTCTCTGCTGATTCACATTACAAAGTGTGCTATACGCACAACGTTAATGATGACCGACCTAGGAATAAAGTTGTTTGTAGTGTATTCAAGACAGACGTAGCTTCGTCAGCAGACTCCTTGTATTACGTTCCGGGACAATGGATACGCGGCTCCCCCGGCTCTGTCTTTGAGACAGGTTATGACCTGTCATCGGTTATTACCCCTGTTTGCGCTGGAAACGGTAAGCACCTATACGAAGGGGTCCAAATCTATCCCTATTGGAGGACGATAGAGACCTCTGTTGGTGTATACGATTTTGCGATGATTGAAGCCCAACTGTCTGACTTGGCTACCCAGTGTTCAGGCCGTAAGTTCAGGGCAATGCTCAACCTATCAATGCGCGCCCTTCAGAAGCGCGGCAAGAACAAGTTATGTGTCCCGCAGCCTTACATTGACAATTACAATGGGATGCTGTTGGGGGCGAACCTCAAGCCCACAATCAAGAGCCTTCGTACAGGTTGTATGGCTGATCTTAGAATACCTGAGGTTAAAGAGGCATACGAAGAATTTGCAGTTGCAGTAGCTACAGAGTACTCAGACGACCCTAGAGTCGCGGGCATTTATCTCAAAGGGGAGTGGTCTATTACAGGCTATGTGGCGTATGACCCCGACTGTACGCCTGACGATAAAGACGCCAACTGTATACCAGACGGCTCAACTCAGGGGGGCTGGAGTAAGAGTTTAGGGTTAGGCTCGGATAGTAGCAGAGATGATTGGGGTCTTGCCTTTATGGAGGTAGCGGAGGCGGTTTACAACGCTGCTCCTGAGAAGATTCAATTCTTACCCTCAAACTTCCTTAAACTATCCAATGCGCCGAAGACTCACGCGAAGATGACCTCTCTCCTCGACGCTGGAGGGTTTGGGCTTGTGTCTCCTGATGTCTTCTCAGGGACGAAGAAGTATAAAGACGGTGCTTATATCTCCGCTACCCCTTATTGGACTGCGGGCCAGAGTGATTCAGTCACTTATAAAGGCACCTCTACCGCCCCCGGCATACCTAACGCTGGAGCTTCTGAGGCTAGTGGCAGTTTCGGGGCCGGTCGTCTTGAGCGTGTACAGAATGGCGGGCCATCCACCGCAGCAGCAGCAGTGGAGGCTCTATCTGACGCCTCAATGACTGAGAGTCTCCAATTTGATGACACCACCGTTAACGGTTGGTATCACAATTTCCACAGATGGCTGTGGAGGTGCGAGACCTCGCTGGATAATGTCAAAATCTGTTTAAGCGATGTAACTGACTTTCTCACAACAGAGACCGGCTTGGTTGGTATCGCTTCGATCACTAAGGCAAATCCAGGGGTTATAACTACAGATTCCGCTCACGGGATTAGCAACGGTGACGTATTCCGGGTGCGTGGTGATGACATGGTCGAATTGAATGGAGGTTATTACAAGGCGGCGAACGTCACGAGTACCACGGTTGAGATTCAGGATATGTCGGGCACGAATGTCAATACAACGTCATACACCACAAGTACTGGAACGGGTGTAACTTGGAACGTTGTAGGATGGGGTGAGGCGGGCTGTCCTAGTAGTGGTAGCCCGACCTGTACCTATCCTACAGACGCGGACCTAGATTAATGCGGAGAATACTATTAATCATCGCACTATTTGCGTCGAATGTGTGGGGGGCTATATCTAATACCCCCGTTCAGGTTGGTGAGTCTTCTGGTGCTGGCGCAGGCGCGGCTGATATTACGTTTGGCGCAACAGCCACTTCAGGCAACTTACTCACAGTTTGTATTGCTGTCGATAGAGACGGGACCACAGGTTCCTCTGCGCTCACGGTAGTGTCGAGCGGCTGGACCACTGCGTATTCAGTTGAGACTACGGTTGCCAACGACACTAACGGGGTTTTCCTCTGGAAGCTGTCAGACGGAACTGAGACGGACTTCGACGGGACGCTTGCCACAGGTGGATTAGGTAACGCATCCGTTGCATTCGCTGAGTATCCTGGGACAGACCTTGATCTTACTGCGGTAGATACTGGCAGTGAAGATGAGTCGAATATTGCGGGGTCTGTGACCTCTCAAGGTACGGGGACTACAGGGACACCTAGTCAAGCTGACGCACTGGCGATCTCGTGTCACGCAACTGAAGCACTAAATCAGTGGAACATATCCCCCACGGCACCTACCAACTACACTGAGGACGTTGAAGCTGACAGCGCGTCCGCTGCTCGCGCCGGTGCTTATATTCACTCTGACGTGCTTTCTGCTGCTGCCACACAGAACGCAACGCTGACCACGAGCGATTCAGGTGGTGAGGCATACGGTGCTGTAATTGTCTTTGTGGCTGATGCTGGCCCTGCTTTAACTTGCGCGAGTTCAACGGTAGAGGTTGGCTCAAGCGTCACATGCACAGCGGCTAGTACGATAGGCGGCACAGCAGCCTACATACACAACACTGACACTTCAGACGTGGAAGCGGGGACAGGGGGCACTACAACAGCCCTCACGTTTACCCCAACCCTTGCCGCTATGGTGACTACCGGAGACCTTGATAACACTAATATTGAAGTATCCTATGCGTATAAGATATGTGATGACGCTGGCGGCACAAATTGTTCAGGGACGGACTCTTTAACCATAACCGGCCCTGTCTGCACACCTCCTAATTGTACAACAGGCGCAGGCGCGGCTAGTTGTGACGGTGACGGCTCTAGTTGTCCTGATGACTCCGATTTTCACGATATAACGTGCCCCGGAACAGACACCTATCCAGAAACCGGCGATAATTACGTTTATAGTTTTTCTGCCGGTGATGGTGAGGGTGGTGATTCAGGGGCTTATGTTGTAGACACAACCCCTGCCACGATCAAGTGGTATGTCTTCGACGAAGACTCATCTCCGGCTGAGTGGTGCGGAGAGGAGACGGTTGTGGTTGTAGCTGACACGGTAGCCCCTGTACTCTCCAGCCCCTCTATGCAATGCTCTAGTGGCTTGTGTAATGTGTCTGTTGTCTCCTCTGAGCCTAGGGGCGAGGCGTGGGCCTGGATACATCAAGACTCATCACCAACCGTGGCGAAATGTGAGGCCAACGGGGTTAACCGTCAGAATCTCGATAGGTCGCCTATCAACTTTAATGCTATCTCGATTGAGGCGGGCGGGAACTATAAGGTTTCGTTTTGCCAGGATGATGCCGTAGGGAACGCTGCAACACTAGTAACCACTGATGAGTGGGTTTCGATAGATGTTGGCGGTTGTTCTGCGAGTGTTGAGAATAGCGCGGCCCACTCAATCATCCATCCCCCAATACATCCAGAGACAGATTGCTGATGAAAAAACTATTACTTATTATTGGGTTGGCTCTGTCCGGCCCAGCATTCGCTCAGACGTGCTCATTTACTAGTAACACCTCTGATTGCGCCATCACCCTGCCTAATGGTGAGGGATGGTTTAATTGTTCTGGTGATTGGGGTACGCCTGCGGGGACTGTTGCGCTGCAGCAATTTGCTAACGGCTCTTATGCTAACAGTTCTGCTACGACGTGGACTGATACAAGTGATGGCTACACCATTAACATTGAGATTAAGGGTGCAGCCACGGTTAGGCTAAACTTATCTGGCGCAACTTCTCCAACGCTGAACTGCGAGATTGAGAAAGACCTATAAGTATTCCCCCACGGTCTGAGTACACTCCCGAAGGTGACGCATAACTGCGCGCCATTCTCTAGGTGTATACCCTCCGGGGTGCTTTTCGTAGATTAGATAAGCAATTTCACTTTCGGGAAAGTCTCGAATGATGGTTCTGACCTTTCTGGCACTGTGTTTGGCTAATAGTCTATTTTGATCGAGCACGAAACCTCCTAAGGGCATAAAGCCCTATAAGTAACAATGCTAAGGGGAATGCACCAGGTTCAGGCACATTCTCTAATTCTGGCGTGTGTTCAGGCACAGCCCCACAATTATAGTAGGGCTCGTCCCTGAAAAACTGGCAGTCTTTATATTTCATATTGACACCAACACAGCTATAAGGGCGGGGATAAACGCTACAAGAAAGAATATAGCGTCCTGTTCGTGTTTGCGTGTGATCATGCGAGCAACTCCAGCGATTCGGCTATAGAATATGCAATTTCTTCATATTCTTCAAACTGCCCGATCATGAGTTGCTGGTCTAAGTCAGCGCCTTCAGGTATCAAGCCCTCATCACGAGCGTCGTCGATATAGGACGCGCGAGAATTGTGAGAAGCCAACCAATCGTGCAAACTGGAGGTATACACGTCAACTAGACCATCCGAAACCTCGTGAATGGTGTCACAGTCAACATCATCATAGCCGGTGAGACAGTCAGCGACCTCCGAAATCATCTTATACCGATAGTCGTCGGGCATCATGTGCGCGTGAGCCTCTTGTACAACGCCCTGCGCCCATTCGGGGGCGTCATCTTTAAGGCAGACATACACTGCCCCATTGTCGCGGGTGCTGGTTTCGAATGAATCTGCGAATTGCTGTAGTTTAGTCGTCATTTTCGGCATCTCCAAAGGTGTCGCAAAACACGGCTTCAACATCCCATATGGCCGCGTATACAGGGTATAGCTGGTCTTTAACGTGGCGAGTGCCAAGCGCCTCGAAAGCGTCAGTCAAACGCTGTTTGATAAACTCTACTGCCTCTTTTTCCATTGTCTCGATCTCCGTTTGTGTGTACATACTATGACGGGAACTTAAAACCCCGTCCAAGATTGATTTGTTCTAAAGCGCGTGTTCTTTCATAACGGTTTGACGCCTCAATTACCTGGGCTACAGTAATCCCAAACATATCCGCCACTTGATTAGCTGTATAGCGTTTGAGCATGGTGTATATGGCGTTGTCTTTATTCATTTGGTTTAGCCACTACTTTTAGCAGCGCCTCGCCTAGTTTTTGATGGAAAGTGGGCCGAGGCTCGCGCATCACTTCTGTGGCCCTATTGCTCGGCGGTGACTTCCAAATGGACACATTGCCAGAGTCAGAAACGCGCACGACCACAATGGTAGTGTAACTACTCATGACGCGGCTCTCTCTCAATATTTACATTAATACCTTCCGCGTTGGGTAGAAATCGCTTAATTGCATATATTACTGTCCGGCGCAGCCACGCGAAGGTGGCTGCAAGCGTAGATGGGAAGCGGAACGTTACAGTGACCTCTAGCAGCCCTTCACCTTGCTTATGTGTGCTGCTATTCATCGTCAAACCTCGGTGACAGTTCATTAGCGTCAAGCATCCATTTTACATCGTCGTGTGACATTGCCTTAAGGCAGCACAACAACAGGTGCCCAGCGCTGTATCCGTTTTCGACTAACTCTAGTGCGAAGTCTCTCGGGCTTGTTTCGTAATCAGATTCCATTTTGTTTCTCCTAATCAGTAAAACCTATTATCCACACATCACGATAAACTAGAAGTAATAAGATTTCATAAAGAACCGATTTAATATAATGTCCGGTTATATGTCCGGCTAATAGATAGATAAATAGAGGTATAGCGGTATATTACTGCCGCTTCAATGTCCTATGGGAAGACAGGTAACACACTATACTGATGAGGATAAGCGACGAGCTTGTGTGCTCTACCTCTATTATGGTTCGCTTAGGCGCTCGTCGGCAGCGTCAGATGTGTATAAGAGACAGGTACAGGGATGGAGTAAGGACGCCGAGTGGTGGGATGAGTTCATCGAGCAGGCAAGGGACCAGGTTGAGGATTTAATCTTGAACCGAAATATGGCCGTTGCTAAGTTAGCAATGGATGCGGTACTTGATCGCATCCAACACGGTGACGTGAAACTCGTCAAGTTGCAGGATGACAGTGGCCGCGACGTACTAGACGAAACCGGATTGCCTAAATTTGGAGAGGTACGCACACCGATAAGCGCAAAAGAATTGTCTATAATATCTGGGATAGCGAATGACAAAATGACACGTATGCGCGGAAAACCGACCTCGATCACGCAATCGGATGATATGGCGGATAAACTAAAGGCCCTGGAAGCTTTCGGTAAGTCTATCCGCGAGAAACAGGTAAACGTTGTGGGCGAGCAGTAAGCCCTAAACCCTGTTACGCTGTATATTGCGATGGCAATCAGGGTACACGCCTTTATAGCCCGGGAATGCTCTGTCACGCGCCTGGGCGATGATGTAGGCGGTAATGCCATACCCGTCACGAGCGGCTGATTTTGCTTGCATATCGCAGTAGCGCGCAAAGCACTCACTATCATGATTGAAGCTCTCGCCAGGGTTCTGATGGTCTATGCCGTTAATATAATCTACTTCGTCAACCCACTCTTCAAACGTTTTCATTTGGTATCTCCTAGTCAGTAAGCGCATAATACCAACACCTAATAAGATATCAAATAATAGATAATCATAAGTACACAATCTATTATTCTATATAGGTATTAGACATTAGACTCTGAATAGGCATAATAAGGGCACACTCAAAGAGGTTTAGACAGATGGTATCAGCACAACAGGTTTCCGATTCAATAGTACATATAGACGCCGCGACAGATATCACGTTTGACGCATTACAGCGTATCAGTGACGAAGGGATACCAGAGTTTGAGGGATTGTATGCGGTACTATCAACTGTAATGCATGCCACACTATCGATGGCTCCCAACAGGGACGCGGCAGACGACCTAATGGCGGCCGCACTAGAATCGGCAGTAAAGGCTGCTAACGCCTAAACACCAACCAATCAAGGGCCTTAACCGGCCCTTTTTTATGCCAATAAGTTATTAGACAACACATAAGGGCCATGACATTATAATCCCACACACACGGAGATTATGAGATGCAGCATGTTCAAGATTAGACCTAAAGCCGCTTACCATCACGCGGGCATGATCGGGCCACAATACAGATTGGACCCTAATAAGGTATACATTGCAGAGTATGCAACCAATCAGCCGGATTGGAAGAAACGCGCCGCAGTATTTGTATCTCCCGAGCAAGGCCCAGGGCTGCTACTAGAAGGGGGCGATTACACCACCGCATAGGCCACACACCAACCAACCAGGCCTCTTAATCGAGGCCTTTTTTATGCCAATAAGTTATTAGACATTCACCCATGATAGGCGCATTATTGGGCTTCATTCAACGGGAGCACATTATGACTTATCAAGACTATACAATCGCATGGTATGAGGTTTGCGATATTGTGGGCGCTCGAAACAGCACCCAGGCACAGCAGGCGTACGATTGGATAACGTACGACGAGCGCCCCAATGCCTACCACCACAAAGCGGCTCGACAACGCAGGCAAGCGGCACAGCGCGCAGCGGCAAGGCGTATCAAGTCATGAGCGTTCGACGCTGGTAGACCAACACCAACCAAGGGCCTTAACCGGCCCTTTTTTATGCCTGTAAGAAATCGGGGAACTATCAGACCATCGTGTTGTCTAATAACTCTTTATAACACCTGCTAGTACCCACAGAGGGTATTCAACTACCCACTAGTAGGTATGTATAGGGTATGCCTGCAATGCGCTCACAAGAGCTACCAGGCAGTCTGAGAGCATAATTACAGACCACAGATAAGGATAATGGGTAGTAATAAGACGTGAGGATAATGGGTAATGGGTATCAACTACTGCTTCCCTTCCCTCACCAACATGGTCAGTCTCACCAACTAGTGGTCACCTGGACCAGACTGTACAAATATCCAGGATACTGTACATATATACAGTACTGTATGGATATACAGGTATGGGTCCCATATGGGAGGGGGCGAGGGGCAAAATTGGTTGGTGTGAATATGGTGATGACCCACTTTCCAACACTGCTACGATTTTAAAAGGCCCTGTTTATGGCGCGTACAGAGAGAAAGGCGTATACAGGCTCTAAGGCTGTGAGTCCTTCATGTAGGAATAAGACGTGTCCCTGGTGTTCTCGTGTTCAACGGTATAAGGATGCTCGTAGGGGCCTTCAAAAAATATTTTTTTAGAAAGTGGTGAGTGAGCTTAAATTCAACGTTTGGTATGCGGAGTCTTCCAGGACTGGATTTGAGGTAAAGGTCTTTTTACCTGATGGATATGATGAGGCTATGCTTCGATCATGGATTAGGTCTGGTTTGATGGTTTCTGCTTGCAGGCTTGTAGAGCCTGATGCCCCGTCTAGGCCTCTAGAAGAGGTTTAACCCCTTACCCTTAGGGGTGCTACTACTTTTCCATTTAAACGCCCCTGCGGGGCTCACAGGCGCTCCTAGATGCATATAATCCCCTTAGACCCATCTAAACAGGTGGATATGGCTTCTGTAGCTGAATCCATGTGGAATCACATTATGGATGAGCATGAGGATGTTAATTGGGAGCAGGTTCTAGGGGCTATTGAGTTGGTTAAGTTTCACGTTTATAAGAGCATGTTGGAGTGGGAAGAGTAAATGTCTGGAAATGACAACACAACAGTCCCTTCAAACACCGTAACTGCTGCTGAAGCGCCTACGAATAGTGATGCTGTTGAGGGATATTCCGATCAAGAACTGATTTGCGACCGTACTGGCTTTAAAATCCCCATATCTGAGGGATTGATGGAGGAATGGAACGGTAGAATGGTTCGTAAGGAGTCGTTTGAGCCAAGACACCCCCAGGACTTCGTTAGAGGCGTCTCTGAGAATCAAGAGGGGTCTCCAAGACCGGAGCAAGGGGACCGTTTTATTGGAACTGACATCCCTGCGGTAACGACTGACGACCTTTAGGAAGATAGATGGCTGAAATCATAGAAGAAATCCCCGAGGACCTCCTGAGTCGCCACGATATGGTTTATGGGACAGATGCCTTTTTCGCTCTTGTGAAGGCCCAAAAGGGCCCTGAAGTTAACCATTTTTTGTTTGCCCCGTGGACTTTGCGCGGCTCAGATGAGCATATCTCCGCTCTTGAGCGAGAACTGGACTTTCATAAGGCTTGCCGCCAAGCGGGCCTTCAAAAACACAAATTAGACGACTGACGACCTGTGATTAACGCAGACCTCGTTCAGGGACTCACTGAGATGTTCCTGAAGGACGGGTATGACGACCCTGTAGACTCCCCGCCCCTTCACACGGAGTTATGGGAACATGCTTGCTCAGACCACAAGTATGTGGCTGACGCCGCTCCCAGGGGTCATGCTAAATCCACCGCAATCACCTGTGCATACCTTTTAGCAGAGGTTTTATCCCAAAATAGCGCATTTGCTCTCTTGGTATCCGATATTGAGGGGCAGGCTATTGAGTTCTTGGGGGATATCAGGGCGATTTTAGAGGAAAATGAAGAGCTTAGGAAGTTCTGGAAGGTCAAAACCATCGTTAAATCGACGGAAACCAACCTTATTTGCATGTTTGAGGATGGTAAGTTCTTCCGAATCACCGTTAGGGGGTCTGAACAGAAGGTTCGGGGTCTTAAATGGCGGGGTAAGCGCCCTGATTTGATCGTTGGGGACGATTTAGAGAACGATGAGATTGTAATGAACCCTGACCGGAGGGAGAAGTTCCGGGGTTGGTTCATGAAGGCCCTGTTACCCTGTGGGGCGAAGAAATGCAGGGTTAGAATCGTAGGCACCATCCTTCATCTGGACTCCATGCTTCAGAGATTGATGGATGACCCTACCTGGCACACCCATTTATATGAGGCGTGTGAGGTTAATTTAGACAAAGAAGCAGAAGATGGCATAAAGTTTGACGACCTTCTATGGCCTGAAGCCTTCCCGCAAGAAAGAATCCGCGACATATACCTAAAATACAGGGCGCAGAATGACCTTGATGGATTCGCACAAGAATACCTTAACAAACCTATTGCGGAAGGGAACACGTACTTCTCGAAGGATAATTTCCTCGACTTTGAGAGGGATGGTGAAAATCCTATTCTTCCTCCTCTGGTTTATTATGCTGCTGCTGACTTCGCTATATCGGAAAAGGAAAAAGCCGACTACACGGTAATCATGGTAGCGGGGATGTGTCCTGAGGGGAAACTCTACGTTAGGGACGTGAGGATGGGGAGGTGGGACTCAGAGGCCATCATTGAGGAGCTTATCGCTACTCAGAGAGCCTGGAACCCCGTTGTCTTCACCTTTGAGACTGCGAAGATCGACAAGGCTATAGGCCCCTTCCTTGATAAGAGGATGATAGAAACCGGGGTATACCTCAATATTGTTAAGGAAACCCCTACGCAGAGTAAGACGATGCGGGGTAAGTCCATTCAGGGGATGGTTAAGGCCAGAGCCGTTCACTTCGATAAGGAAGCAAGTTGGTATCCCGAGACTGAAGGGCAGTTGTTGACAATATCGGATTCCGGCCCCCGAGGGGCTCACGACGATATCTTTGATGCTTTCGCTTATATCGGCTTGACTGTTGATAAGTACTACGCCCCCCCAACCCCACAAGAGGAGGATGAGTGGGAGCATGAGGAAGCGTTTGAGTCTTATCATTCAGGGGGTCGCTGCGCTACTACAGGGTATTGACGGGTCCAGAGCCACCATCCTCCTACCCACCAAGGTCTAGACTTGATGCTCTCTTGAGCCAAGCGAATCTGTTTCTGTAGGTCACTTTCTTTCGGGGTATTGATTACCACGTAAGAGAGCGGTACTTTTCAAACAAGACCTCTAGAGAGTCTTCAGGCCGACGCAATTTTCCATCTTCTAAGAAGTAGATACCCCCATATGCCTTAACGTACCGGTCGCCATTCGGCATTTGTTTGACGCGGCGAACGATATCATCAAAGCCGAATTGAAAGGTAATGTAATGCCACCCAAAGAGTCGGTGACACAGAAGAAAGAACAGGTTCATATTTCAATCCAAGGGTATTGACGTGAAAGCATTGTACATCATCCTCTTATTGAGCACAAGTGTACATGCAGTCGAAGAAGAGAAATACGACCTAAACATCGTTAAATACGAGTTTAAAGACAAGACACGCATTATTGGCTGGAAGGCTAAAGACAAACCGTTCTACTTCGGTCATTTACGAGGTGAAGGCGCTGCCTTCGTTTGGAAGACGGAAGACAACCAAGTTCACCTATCCAAGGATGGGGTGACGCTTACTAAGCGATTTTAATATATGCCAACACTGCAAGAATTACAAGCCTCACAGAACATCGTTGAACTCCTCGAACCGGAGAAGGTCAGGGAGATTGGTTACAACGTAGTACAAGACTACGAGGTAGACGACCAATCCCGTTCTGGGTGGAAGAAGAAGATGAAGGCTGCCAACGAACTAGCCCTTCAGGTAGCGGAAGAGAAGTCGTTCCCGTGGAATAACGCTTCAAACGTCAAATTCCCTCTAGTAACGATTGCCGCCCTTCAGTTCGCTTCACGAGCCTATCCAAACCTCGTAAAGGCCCCAAATCTCGTAAAGATGCGGAAGCAGGGTCAAGACCCACAAGGATTGAAGTCTGCAAGGGCTAATCGGGTCTCTCAGCATATGTCATGGCAGATGCTTGAGCAGGATGAGCAGTGGGAAGAAGATCAGGATAAAGCGTTCCTAGCCCTCCCTATTCTTGGTTGCATCTTCAAGAAGTCCTACTACGACCCCGCTAAGGGCTTTAACTGCTCAAAACTCGTACTACCTAAGAACCTCTGTGTCCACTACTACGCCAAGTCGTTAGAAGAGTGTGACAGGAAGACTGAGGTATTCGAGCTATACGACAGGGAAATCAGGGAAAGACAGCTCCGAGGCGTCTATATAGAGGTTGACCTCTTCAATCCTCCCATGACGGAAGGTAACGACTCTGATAAGAGAGAGGGGAAAGAACAGCCCGTATCAGACCGCTCAAGACCCAGGACGATATTAGAGCAACATTGTTACTTGGATTTGGATGGCGATGGCTATCCAGAGCCTTACGTGGTGACGGTTGATAAGGAAACGAGGACACCACTTAGAATCTTCCACCGTTTTAAGAAGGTCATCTCAGAGCAGTCTGTCCAGATTGAGCGCATCAAGGGCCAAATCCTCGAACTAGCGCAATCTATGGCTCCTCCGGGACAAGAGGACGAAGCACAACAACAGAACGCCCAAAGGATTCAAAGGACTGTAGAAGAACTCCAGGGGCAGATACAGGAACTCCAACAACAAGAGCCTAAGGTTCTTAGAATTGAGGCAACAGAGTACTTTACTAAGTATTCCTTTATCCCCTCTCCTGATGGTGGGTTCTACGATATTGGCTTTGGAACCCTCCTAAGTCCTCTGAACGATTCTGTCAACACCTTGATTAACCAGTTAATTGACTCAGGCACCCTTTCTAACGGAAGTGTCGGTTTTATTGGTAAAGGTGTACGGATTAAGGGCGGGAAGGTCCGGTTTGAGCCGAACGAGTGGAAGCGGGTAGATGCGACTGGAGACCAACTCAGAAATAACATCGTCCCCCTACCGGTAAATCAGCCCTCCCCCGTCCTATTCAACCTCTTAGGGTTGCTGATTGACTACACACAGAAGATATCCTCCGTAACAGACACCATGCAGGGCGAGAATCCGGGTCAGAACACCCCCGCCTATAACATGGGTCAGATGATGGAGCAGGGGCTTCAGGTCTTTAACGGGATATTCAAGAGGGTGTATAGGAGTTTCCGAAAGGAAATCCGCAAGATGTACGACCTCAATGGTATCTACTTGAATACCACTGAGTACTTCGAGTACCACGATGGTGAGACTTCTGTATTAAGGGAAGACTACTACGGGGACTCTAAAGACCTCATACCCGCAGCGGACCCCAACGCCTTCTCTAATATGGAGAAGGTACAGAAAGCCGTCATGCTGAAGCAGAATGCTCAGATGGCACCGGGATACGACCCGATCAAACTTGAGCAACTGTGGCTTGAGGCGTTCGACATCCCGAATGCAGCGGAACTCTACCCCCTCATGCAGAATGAGGAGACTGGACAGATGGAACTGGTTAATAAGCCGGGACCGTCTGAAGAATTCCAGATGGAGAGTATGAAAGAACAACGCTTGACCCTGGACTCTCAGACGAAGAACGAAAGAGAGAACTCAGTGGCTCAAGCAGAGATTGCCCTCAAAGAACTCCAAGGTCTCAAGTTAGTATCTGAGATGGAGAAGTATGAGGACGATACGCGCCTGAAAGAGGCGGAACTGCTGGTGAAGGAAATCCAACATCAGCGTGAACAGCAGACCCAGAGAGAAATCAGTGAGACAAGACAGAATACAGGAATGGACGGAAAATCCGGTGACGGAGGCTCTAAGTAAACTCGTAGAAGAGCGTATCGAATTCCTTGAATCCTATGGCCCCGGCCACTTCTTAGCTGATAGCGCAGAGAAGACCTACGCAATGCTTGTGACACATCAGACACAACTATCCGCGTGGAAAGACTTCTTCGAGATTCTCGAAGGGGATTGGGATTTAATTGAGGAAGACGATGAAGAATGAGTCAGGCATCTACCCATGTGGTAGGCGGGTCTTAGTCCGACCTGATGAGATAGAAGAGACTACTGAGTCAGGGCTGATTGTATTCGGCAAAGACTCAGACCGAGAACGCCACGAATGGGGCACCTCTACTGGTTATCTAGTAGCGATTGGCCCTGACTGTTGGACCCACGGGGTTACGGTAACCCATCATGAGGGAACCACTACAACGACGAAGGACGGCTTTTCAGGCCCCTTTGCTGAAGTAGGACAGCGTGTTTCATTCGCTCCCCAAGGGGGCAGGATGCAAGACGGTAAGGACGGTGTTTCCTATCGCATGTTGAACGATACAGACATCCTCGCAGTTGTTGATGAGGAAGTCGGTTTTGTCTCCATACCTGAGGCACGCTCGCCTCTAGGAGGACAACGTGGATAGAGAAGACTGGACCCCAGATCAATTTGAACAGGAAGCTCGTAGGCAGGGCTGGAACCCCGAAGCAGACATTCCCGAAGAAAAGAAGGTTGACGCAAAGACCTTTGTAGAACGCGGGGATAACATTGCTTCACGCTTGAAGGAAGACAGGGACTCATACCGTGAGGAACTGGAATCCGTAAAGCGCACGACAGAAGAGTTCAAGCAATTCATGAACTCCGCTCGTGAGCGGGACAAGCAGGAATACGAGCAACGAATAGCTGCACTGAAGACGCAAAGAGAAGAAGCCATCAATGAAGGCGACGGACAGCGCTTCACAATGGTCAATGACCAGATTGAAGGACTTCAGCAGCAACAGCCTCAAGGCCCACCCCCCGAAGTAATCGAGGCGGAACGAGCTTTCCACGAGGCTAACCCGTGGTACAACGCAGACCCTACTCTACAGGAGTACGCAGACCGCATTGCCGAGCGATTGAACATCGAAGGGTACATGGGTAATGCGTATAACAGAGAGATGGGAGAGCGAGTACGAATGGCGTTTCCAGAAAAGTTTGAAAACCCTGCACGACAGACCGCTCCGGTTGAAAGTGTAGGTGGAGACAGAACAGTAAGCAGCAGTGATGCGCAGACATACGACAGCCTTCCGGCTGATGCTCGGGCTAAATGCGATGAATTCGTAAGCCAAGGGTTGATGACGAAGGAAGAATATGTTGAAGCGTACGATTGGGAGTAGATAGATGGCTAACCAAGCAGGTAGACCCCCCACAACTGAGCGTGGTAAAAAACTACGGGCTATGAGGGAACAACGAGGTACGAACAGGTTTGGCGGTAGACGCCAAAAACTCCAACTCTCTGACCAAGACAAACGAAAGTTTGACGAAGAGGGTTACAACCTTCGGGTTATCAACGATCAGGACGGACGACTTCAGGGTGCCCTACAGGGTGGCTGGGAGTTCGTAGAGCCTGGAGAAGCCCCTTCATGGGGTGGTGATGTACTTGACGGTGCAGGAGATGACCTAGGTTCGCGCCTGAGTAAGGTCGTGTCTAAAGGCGAAATAATTATTCGTGGATACCTCATGAAAATCATGAAGGAACTCTACGAAGAAGACCAGCAAGCAAAAGAAGAGCGGAACCAAGAAATTGACCGCAGCCTTAGACCCGTCGATCAAGGTGGGCAAACAATTGATGGAGGATATTCTCCTGAATAGTTGCCCTTAACAAAATTGTTATAGGAAACTTAACATGGCTAATGTAGACCATGCTTTTGGTTTCGTCCCGGTTGGTAACCTCGATGGTTCTCCCTACAACGGAGGCACTATTCGCTGTGCCATCCTCGCGGCCGATTCCACTGCTACGTTTATCGGAGATGCTGTAAAGCTCTCTGGCACCGCCTCTGCTGATGGTACGGCTCCGTCCGTCGCCCAGGTAGCGGCTACTGAAGACCTTGTGTTTGGCGTCATTACGGCTTTTGAAGCTGACCCCGCAACGTCACTGGAAGATCAATACCGCAAAGCATCAACGCTTCGCTATTGTCAAGTCGCCCCGGCACTCGATAACCTGTTCAAGGTTCAGTACGCCGGTACGTTTGCAATCACGGAAGTTGGTGAAGGTAATGATATCACCGTTGGTTCTGGTAACACCACGAACGGCCTCTCCGCTATGGAGTTGGATGTAACTGGTCAAGACCAGTTCCGCGTTCTTGGCCTGTATCCGGCCCCCGACAACGAAATCGGCGCTAACAGCGTTGTTATTGGTCGCTTCAGTGGCTCCGCGCTGCTCAAGCAGACGATGGCTTAAGGGAGTAATTTATGGCTGTTATTGCAACTGGCAATCATCCTTCATGCCGAGGGACCCTGTAAGGCGACTTGCAGGTAAACAGGTGGTGAACTGCTGGAAACCCTGGTACAATGATCAGACAATCAGCAGCGAAGCCGACATGACCCATTACGTATACAAAATCACTAACCTCGCCAATGGCAAAGCATACATTGGCATAACGTCGAGAACCCCGTCTATTCGATGGGGAGAGCACATACAACGTGCTAGGCAAGACGTTCGTAACAGCAGGTTAGCGATGGCGATGCGCAAATATGGGGAAACACAGTTTGAGCTTGAGACAATAGACCAAGCCAATTCCGAAGACGTAGTTCGTCAACTAGAGCAAGATTACATTGCTCATTACGACACATACGAAAACGGATACAACGCCAACCTAGGCGGGTACGGTCACTTCCGATTCCCGGCAGAAACCAAGCGAAAGATAAGTGAAGCACAGAAAGGAAAAGTCATCTCTCTTGAGTCTAGACAGAAAATGTCTGAGGCTAAGAAAGGAGACCCCAAATGTGCGGAAAACTTTGGTGAACACACAAATAAAGGCAAAGACAACCCACGATCAAAGTGGTTTGTTGTAGAAGACCCCGAAGGCCACATCATCGTGGGTAAGGGCATTCGCGCTTTTTGCAGGGATTACAATTTGCTTCACTGCAAGTTGTCCTCCACCGGCAAAACCAAAGGCTACAAACTGGTCGGAACGTTCAACGACTATCCCGAAAGGGAGTACACTCAAGCGAGTGGAAGTGCCACCGAGGTCAACGACCTCAAGATATAGTCTGCTCTACATGGCGACATGTAGCAGTATCCGCCAACCCAGGAGCGGATACGGGTTAGGGTTGCGCCCCTAGCTGAACATAAAGGAAGGCCCTGTGGCCTGGGGTTAAAGCGTGGTTCGGTCAAAAGTACAGCGAGCACCCGGAAGAGTGCCGTCAACTTTTTGATTTCACCACTTCACAACAACACTACGAAGAACTCGTGCAGCACTCAGGCTTTGGTCTGGCTCCGGTTAAGGCAGAAGGTTCGTCCACTGCTTACCAAGGCCAGTCTCAGGGCTATGTTGCTCGTGGTACGCACGTAGCATACTCACTTGGTTACATCGTAACCCGTGAGGAGTTGGCTGACAATCTCTATGAGAAAGTCTCTAGCTCACGTGCTCGCGCCCTTGCCTTCTCTATGCGTCAAACGCGTGAGAATGTAGCGGCCAACGTGTACAACCGCGCGTTCAACAGCTCCTACACTGGTGGTGACGGCAAAGAATTGCTGGCAACCGACCACAGCACTGCTGCTGGTAACCAGAGTAACGAACTAGCAACTGCTGCTGACTTCTCAGAAGCGGCTCTCGAAGACCTCGTTATTCAAATTCAAGACGCGGTAGACGAGAAAGGTCTGAACATTGCACTTCGCCCGAAGCGCTTGATTGGTCCTACTGCTCTGATGTTCGAGTTCGAGCGAGTCCTGAAATCCGACCTTCGTGTTGATTCAGCTAACAATGATGTCAATGCTCTCAAGCATATGGGCGTCATCCCGGAAGCTACCATCAACCACTACCTGTCTGACAGTGACGCTTGGTTCGTCATGACGGACGGTGTGGAGTCGGGTCTGACTTGGTTTGACCGTGAAAGCGTTCAATTCACCAAGGACACGGACTTCGATACCGACAACGCTAAGGCTAAAGCCTACATGCGTTTCGTCCCCTTCTGGGGCGACTGGCGTCACCTTTACGGTTCGCCTGGCGCGTAAGCGCACTCTGCGGGGGGCTTCGGCCCCCTGCTTCTTTTTCCAACGAGTTCTACGGACGCAAGTTCTGAGGAAACATTATGTTAGTACAACAAGCATATCCGGGAGAAGTGTTCTTTGTGAACAACTCCGGGGTATATGAAGACCGACCCGGTTCTGATTCAAATCCGGGCACATTAAGAAAACCATTCGCTACGATTGATTACGCCATTGGACAATGTACGGCAGATCGTGGTGATGTTATTTACGTCCTACCGGGGCATGTTGAGACTATTGCTGACGCAGACGATGTTGACCTAGATGTGGCAGGCGTAGCGATTATCGGTATCGGCAAAGGCTCTGACCAGCCTCGCTTTGACTTCACTGCTACCGCATCAACCCTCGACGTGGGAGCGGCAGACTGCCTCATTGAGAACATGAACTTTCACGCCAACGTGCCGTCCGTAAGCGTTGGCCTCGACCTTGGTGGGTCTAGCGACGGCTTCACCCTTAGAGGTTGTCTCTTTGACGTTGAAACCACCACAACGGACGAGTTTACCAATGTAATCGCCCTCACCGGCTCAGGCGACACCACCATTGAAGATAACGTAATAGACATGGGGTTGGGTGGCGCGGGCAAGGGCATTTGGCTTAGCAGCACCTCCGACAGGGTAACCATTCGCCGCAACCGAATAGTGGGCGATTATTCAACGGGGAACATTGTTGGGCAAACAGCCGCCTCCACAGAGGTTTACATAGAAGACAACGTCCTCGTGAACGGTGGTTCAGGAAACCTCAACGCCCAACCCTGTATCGAAATGATCACAGGTACTACAGGTGCCGTATACAGAAACCACATTTCTTGTAACGTAGCAACCGTAGCAGCAGCCACTGTAGCAGACACCATGCTCTTCAGTGATAACTGGTACAACGAGGACGCAGGCGCAGCAGCAGGTGGTGTTCTAAGAACTGCCGCTACTTCAGTTACTGCTTCGGCGGATGACTAAGGAGAACAATATGAAATCAGTATTAGACCGGCCTTGCCCGGGTTCCGTATTTTACGTGAACAACTCAACCGTTCTCCCTGACAAAGGAGTAGCAGGCTCAGATACAGGTGTTACGCCTGGAACACGTCTTCGCCCATTTGCTTCCATCGACTACGCGATAGGACGGTGTGCAGCGGGTCGTGGAGACACGATTCTTGTCATGCCGGGTCATGTAGAGACTGTTGCTTCAGCAGCAGCAGTAGACTTCGACGTAGCCGGCGTTCGGTGTGTTGGATTGGGTCATGGCGATGACATGGCGAGGTTTGACTTCACTGACGCGGCGGGACAGGTGTACACTGATGCAGACAACATTCTTCTCGAAAACCTAAACTTTCACGCCAATGTAACCGCAGTGACAATCGGGCTTCGTGTAAATTCGGGGGCGGGGCTAACCGTCCGAAATTGCCTGTTCGACGTAGAGGCAACTACAACTGATGAGTTTCTCAAAAGCATTGATGTCAGGGCGGGTTGCACTGATGTGTCGGTCGAAGACTGTGTTATTGATATGGGTCTTGCTGGCGCTGCCAACGCTATTAAACTCACTGGTGCGAGCGCAGGAATAAACATCCGCCGCAACCGAATTGTAGGCGATTACTCGGTATCAAACATTACCGGTATTACGACCCTTTCCACAGAGGTATACATAGAAGACAACCTCTTAATAAACGGTGGCAGCGGAAACATCAACGCCCAACCCGTGATTGAACTCCTCACCGGAACTACCGGA